GTAGATAAGATTATAGAAGATATGCCATTAAGATTATATCCTTTTATTAGATTCTGGGATTATCTTTCTTGGGAAAAGAAAGGATTAAGTTACCATGAAGTAAGAAGATTAATAGGACAAGGTAGAGGATTAAAATATTTATATTTAAGGAGGAAAAAATGACTTATCAATATATTAAATTAAAAGGTAAAGAAAAACTTGAATGGGCTATTAGTGAATTGAAAAGAGAGTTACAACCGGGAATTCATACTTATTCTCAATGCGATTGTGGAAGAAAGATGTGTAGAGCAAATAAATGTGTTTATTGTTGGATTGAGGATATAGCAGAACAATTAAGGAAGAAAAAATGCTAGTATCTACAATAACCCTTTTTATGAGAAAGATAAATTATGAAGAATGGCTATTTGGAATGTTAATTGAAACTATAGTATGGGCTTTGATAGTAGCAGGGGTTATTAATTTAATATGAATTTAAAAGAAGAAACTAAAAAATATTTAGAATCTCAGGGATTTACTTGTATTGAAAGACAGAAAGAATTTTCAGATTTCATAGCATATCATAGATGTGATTTTGAAATGACTGGAGTAATAAACAAACAAAACGATAATACTCAAGTTCCATTCAAACTTTACCCTTTTGTTATATTTAAAATTAAATGCCAAAAAACCTTTAAAGTAAATAAGAAAGATAAGAAAAAGATAGATAAAATATTAGATGATAAACAATGTAATGCTTTTTTAATTGCTTTTAAGAAAAACAAAAAACTTTTATTCAATCAATTCTTTCTTACTGGGAAAGGAGTACCAATCTTAAATGATAACAACACAGGATATATTAGGTGATGATTTTGAGCATATGGCAGAATTTAATGCCGTAGCAAAAATAGATTTTAAACTTTTTTGCAAAAGAATGCTTAACTTAGATTTACAAGAATATCATATGGATTGGTTTTATACCATAAGAAATAATCCAAGAGTTTCAATACTTGCTCCTACTGGTTTTGGTAAAACTGCAATTTTGGGAGCAGCTTATTCTATTTGGATGGCTTATTTTTATCAAAATAAAGAAATATTAATTATTTCTAATACTCTCCCCCAATCTACCAGAGTTTTATCAGAAATTAAAAAACATATAGAAGATAATGAGATTCTTCAAATGCTTAAACCAAAGAACCATTTAGAAACTTGGAGTAAGCAAACAATAAAAACTTCTTCACAATGTGTTATAAAATGCAGACCCTATTCTGAAAATATTAAAGGAGAACATGTTGATCATATTTTATTAGATGAGGCATCAAGTTATAGAGAATTACAAATTTATTTTGATTATATAGTTCCGAGAGTTAATTCAAAGGGGGGAAGAATAGTTTTAATTTCTACTCCAGAATCTCCAACAGATTTAATGGGAGTTATAAGAGCCAGGAAATTAGATTATGTATGTAAATCTTATCCAGCAGTAAATAAAAAAGGAGAATCTATTTGGCCTGAAAGATTTCCTTTAGAAAAGCTTGAAAAAATAAAAGCAGAATTAGGGGAACAATATTTTGAGAAGAATTATATGTGTAACCCAACTGCTGAAACTGAAGATGCTATTTATCCATTATCTTCAATAATGAATTGTTATGATTATACTGAAAAATTCACAATGGCTCCAGAAGAAGAAGAACAAACATTTATGGCTTGTGATTTTGCTGTTAGTTCTGGTCCAACTGCTGACTTTGATGCTTATGTCATAATAGGTAAAGTTAGAAAACTTCATTATATAAGACATATAGAAATACATAAAGGCCTTCCAGTAAATGCTAAAGTTGAAAGAATTAAAGAATTATTTGAAGCATATACCCCACTAAGAGTTATAGTTGATGAATCTAATGTTGGAAGCGCAATAATTGATGATTTAAGATTTGCTGGACTTCCAGTTGTTCCTCAATCATTCCAATATAAAGCCAGAAATAAATTATTAATGACTATGAAAAATATTATTGATGGAAAGAAACTTGTAATTCCTAGAAGCAAAGATGATCATAATGCTCTTAGATTAACAGATACATTAACAAAGCAATTATTAGGATTTAAAGAAACCAAATCCCCTAATACTCAAATGACTCAATATTTATCTACGGCTGCTCACGATGATATAGCAGTGTCATTAGCTATGGCGTTAAGTGAGTCTTCTAGGCAAAAGGACTTTGAAGGTAGTTTATTTGCTAGTGGGTAAAATTTAAATAGTTATAATCCCTTGTAATAAGGAATAAAAAGATGGCAGAAACAAAATCTAAAGACAAATATAATTTTAAGACAGAACTTTCTGTATTATTAGAATTTTTACTGAGAACAATAGGATACGGATTTCCGTTAAATGTTTTTCTTACTACTGTTTTTGGTCTTCCTTTTACCTTGTTTTCTTGGATAGGTTATGGAATAGGTTTTTGGTTTTTAGAATTTAAATTAACAAAAATTGTAAGGAGCATTTTTTTTAGATAATGGGTATAATTCAAGAACTATTTGATACTCAAGGGAAGGCTTACGAATTAGCAGGTTCTAAAACTTCAGATGATTCTAATCCTATTTCAATTAAACTTTCTGATAAAAAAAATGAAGTTGAGAGAGTTGAACCTGTTGAATTGGAACAAGTATATTATTCTGATCCTATTTCTTTTAACTCTATTAATAAATCTACCCAAATGATTATGGCTGCTGGATATGAATTTAGAGGGGAAAATGCAGATTATTTTGAGGAATTTTTCAAGAATATAGGAAAGGTGGGGGATAATTTAACTTTTGATGAATTACTTGAAGGAATATTCAGAAATCAAATGATATATGGGAATGCTTATGTTGAATTAGTTAATGGGAAAAAAACAGGGGATATTGTTGATATTACTTTAATAGATTCTAAGAATATGGATTTAGCAAGAAATACAGATGGTAAAGTTGTTACGGATAATTATGGAAGACCAGTAGGATATGTTCAGAAAGTTCCTTATGGATATAATACAGATGGTAAGGGAGATAAAGTTCCTCCAGAAGTTAATTTAAATAATGGGATATTTTTAAAGGCTGAAAGAATATGCCAATTTAAATTATATGCTATTGGTGATAGATTTTCTGGAGTTGGATTAATAGAACCTGCTTATAAATCAATTTATAGGAGATTGAGCATTGAAGAAGCACAGACTAATTCAATTTATACTAAAGGAACATTTCCTGTTCTTGCTTCAGTTGGAGATGAACTTCATCACCCAACACCTAGTATGACTAATGATACTCTTAAAATGTTAAGAAATTTAAAACATGATAGATACCTTGCTCACCCATATTATGTTAAACCTTATCCATTAGAAGTTAAGCAGCCAGATATAGTTGATCAATCTTTAATTTATTTGAGAAAAAATATTACTGCATCTCTTGGAGTTCCAGAAGCTTTTGCTGTTGGAAGTGGAGAAGCAACAAATAGAGCTACTTTAAATAACCAACAAAGATTTTTAGAATTTACTTTAAGAGATATAATTAAAAGAACTATTTCTACTTTCCAAAAATATGTTTCTTCTAAAATTGCTGAAGTTAATTTAAAAACTGAAAAATATCCTGAACTGCACTTTGGAGATGTTGGAGTAGAGGAGATTAATGATAAGTCAAAAAGATTAGTTTCTTATGTTGAAAAGGGAATATTATTTCCAGAAGATATTAGGTCTTATGCTATAAAGTCTGAAGGTTTAGAAGCTGGGGAAAAAGGGGAAAGTAAAGAAGAAAAGAAAGAGGAACCAAAAGAAGAAAAGAAAGAAAAAGGAGGTAAGGAAGATGCCGAATAATTTAATATTGACAGATGCTGGAGAAACTATTAATATTCAAAAAGCTTTTGCTGAAAGTTATGATTCAAATGCTGAAGTTATAAAGATTATGCCTTATACTGATTTATTGACACAGGTAATATCTTATAATGGAAGTGGCTTTGCAGAATATCTTGGTTTTGCTCCTCCTGGAACTGCAAAAGATTCTGCAGGGTGGATGATTAAGAAATTAGTTTATTCTGGAACAAATGTAACAGATATTCAATTTGCTGATGGTGATACTAAGTTTGATAATATCTGGGATAATAGAGAATCTTTAAGTTATAGTTAAAATGAAAAAATTACTTTATTTGATTGGAGCAATATTTTTAATTGGATTGATTTCTGCATATTCTACTACCTTTAATCCATTTACCGGAAAATTAGATTATGTTGGTATTGGAAGTGAAAATATTAATGTTACAGGATATAATGTTACTGCAGATTATTTTTGTATTGGAGATACTTGTTATAACACTTTTGGTGGTAATTCTTCTTGGAATGAAAGTCATGCAGACACTTTGTATTATTCTATTTTAAATCCTTATGGTTTTTATAATTCTACTGATTTTAATATCACTGATTATTATACTAAATCAAATATAAATAATTTTAATTATTGGAATAGCACAAGTAATGGATTTAATGAAACTTATGCTGATGGATTATATGTTAATGTTGATGGAGATAATATGACCGGAAATTTGAATATGAGTGGAAACAATATTACAAATATCAGCAATTTAGTTGGTAGTGGAGATAATATTGTAATAGGGGACGCAGGAGTAGATTCTCATTCTCTTACTAGCGATGACGATTTATTTGTTTCTGGAAAATTGGAAGTTGATGGAACTATAGAATTTGATAGTTTAGTTTCTTTTAATCCTTCTGGAGGACTTTCTTCATGGGTTATTAAAGAAAGTGGAAATTCATTTCTTGGAGCATTACCTATAGCAGATGATGGAGTTCATTTTGGTATTGTTGGAACAGATGGAAGAAGTAATTACAACCTTATTTTCACAGATTATGCTAATAGGGAAGATGATTATGACCATAGCATTCCAAGCACCAATCCAACTATTTTTCTACATTCTGCAACAGACCCAGATACAGATAATACTCAATGGGGAAGTCTTTCTCACGATACTCAAAGCTTTCAAATAGATTCAGGAACTAATATGACAGAAATAACTTCACAAGCAGAAGTTAATCAAGAACTATATGCTGGTGATGATTTAATTGTTGGAGACCCTGGTTCTGAAATTGATTTATTTACTATAAGTGTTAATGGAACTCATGTTGTAATTAATTCAAGTTATGGATTACCAGTTTCAATAGGAAATGCTACAGATATTTGGGCTACATTCCTTTCAAATGGAACACTACAATTAAATTACGGATGTATAGGATGTTAAAATGCCAGAAATAATTACTGAACCAAAAGAAACTAGCATAAAGTTAGGTATAGGAATATTCATTTTAGTTGCACTTCTTGGAACTGCATTTATTATCCCAGAAGGTTATGATGCTTATCAATGTAATGATAATGATCAAACAATCGTTGGATTATGTTTTAAGTTAAGTGCAGTAAATTCAGATGGATTACAAACAAGATGTTATTATAATGAATCTGCACCTAGAACTTATAAGAATTGTAAAACAGGCTGGATTAAATACGACGAAAAAATTGTTGTTGGTAATGAAACCAAAATTCCTACTTACATAGAATATACTGAAAAATCACTTAGAAAGGATTTTGTTAAAAAAATAGATGCAGAAGAATATATTATTGATTTAAAGAAAGAAGTCAAATCTAATGTAACTATTTTAAGAACAGAACAAAGACCCTTTTCTGATGAAATAGAAGTATTCTGGAATGCTTTAATATATACAGAAGGGTATGAGGAAATAGATAATGGAACAATTATTACAAGAGAAGTTTTAAGTAATGAAACTCTTAGTTCAAAATTTTCAGAAGATTCTACTGAAGAACAAATAAATGAAACTATTTCTAAGCATGCAGAGGAATATTTAAACAGATGGAATCCAAATATTATTATTTCCTCGTAATTGCACTTCTTCTTCTAGTTGGTATTGCAGGAGCAACAATATGGGATTCTGATGGAGATTTAGAAGCATATTGGCATTTAGATGGAAATGGTTTAGATCATTCATATAATTTAAATAATTTAAATATAAGTGGCCCAACAGTTGTAGATGGATATTATGGTCAAGCGTATCATTTTGATGGTGTTGATGATAATATGACTTTTTCTGATATAAATTTAACTGAATGGACTATAACTACTTGGATTAAACCAGATATGAATATGAACCAAGTTTTAATTGCAGGGTCTTATTCTCATTATATTTATTATAATACCTTACAACTTTTTTATATTGTAGATTCTGGTGGAACTCATAACTTATTCTTAGATGGAGCAATTTCTACTGATTGGCAAATGTGGACATTAACCTATGATGGAACCGATTACCATGTGTATATTAATGGAGAAATAATTGATTTAATTCCTTCTTCAGATGCAGGTAATTATTTTACGGTTAATAGGTTAGGGGATGATGGAACTCACGTTCTTAATGGTAGTTTAGATGATTATAGAATTTATGATAGAGCCCTTACTGCTGCAGAAATTGGAGAACTTTATAATGCTTCCAATATTTCTAATCAAATAATCTTTAAGGGAAGCCCGGAACTTGTTTCATTTGAAAATGATAGTCTTCAAGGAAACCATACAACTACCAATTCTTCTGAAATGTTAGGACATTGGATGTTAGATGGAAATGCTTTGGATAATACTACAAATAATAATGATGGAACTCTTGGAGAAGATGTATTTTATTCAGATAATTGTCTTGTAGGCCAATGTACTATATTTGATGCTATCGGAGATTATGTTGATGTAGGGGATATTGATTTTACTGGCAATTTTTCCATAAGTATGTGGGCTTATTCTTATGATTGGGGTACTAATGATAGATTTATCTCCAAGGGATATACAAACAATGGTAATTTTTTTATAGCCTTTTATTCTGGAAGCACCCCAAGAGTTTATATGAAAGATTCAAATGGGAATATAATAGATAGTTCTAATAATTTTGATGATACTGAATTAGTTGCTGGAAAATGGTATCATCTTGTTTTAGTATATAGCAATCTTTCTACGGTTAATCTTTATCTTAATGGTGAAAAAGATTCTTATACCTTGGACGCTAGTTCTTTAACAGGAATATTTAGTTCTGGAGATAATATCTGGATTGGTAATGCAGATGATGGAAATGATGCCACTGCTTTTGATGGTGCCATAGACGAAGTAATAATTTTTAATAGGACTTTATCAGATTCTGAAGTTCAAGAAATTTATAATGAAAGTAAAGACCAAGGGAGTAATCTTGTAGGACATTGGAAACTAAACGGAAATGCTTTAGATTCTGGAGGAATTTTACACGGAAAAAATTATGGAAATTCTTACTTTTCAAATAAAGGAAAATTTTCTGGGGCAGCAAATGTTTATGGAGAGGGAGATTATATACAAAGCACACACTATTATGATATAACTCCTATAAGGAATGAAACATTGTCTGTATGGTTCAAAAGGTTAGGAGATGGACCAAATGCTGCAACTTCTGAAGGTATTCTTTGCAATGCAGTTCCCACATTAAATGCACAATCAAATATATATCTTCAGGAATATGGAGAAGAAATAAATTGTGTTATGGCAACTAAAAATATTAATTATGGTTATTCTACAACTAATGAATGGGTTCATGTTGTTTGCACAGAAGAATATGATAATTCTTCTGGGGAAGAAAGAGTAACAATATATATGTATGTCAATGGAGAACTTGTTACTGGAGGTTATAAAACTGGAGTTTCTAGTTATCAATATATTTCAAATAGTATTTTGCTTGGGGTTCAAAAAACAAATGGTCATTCCTTTTTTAATGGATTAATAGACGATGCTAGAGTTTATGAAAGAGTATTAACAGTAGATGAAATAAAAGAATTATATAATGAATCCTTACAATCTCATAAAATTATTTTAAGAGGAAGTCCAGATAAAGAGGTAGTAGAAGATGATTTAGTAGGATATTGGAAAATGGATAATAACGCATCAGATTTATCTCCTTATAATAATGATGGGACTGTTTATTCTGAAACAGGAAAAGCTTTTTTTGGAAATGGTAAATTCTTCAAGGGTTTTCAAACCTCTGGAGATGGTGGAGAAGATAATTATATTCTAGTTCCAGATAGTGAGAGTATAGAGATGGACGGAAAAAATATGAGTGTTTCATTATGGTTTAAAATAAATAATTTAGATGATTCAATTAGTTATCTTTTTGCAAGAACAGGAAGGAGCAATGTGTCTTACACTGCAAGAGTTGGAAATAATGGAGGTTTATTGTTTGGAGGGTATTATTCTGGAGCAGGAGGATTTAATTCTGTAACTTCTTCTGGATTTGGAATAGGAAAATGGTATCATGCAGTATTTATAGCAAATGGGACTAATTTAAATATTTATATTAATGGAGAATTAAACGCAACCGATTCACAAAATCCTTTATTTCCTTTTCATGGAAAAGATGATATAGCAGATTTAAAAATTGGGGGATATGGATATGCTTCCGCACAACAATTTCCTTTTGATGGTGTTATTGATGAATTCAGATTATATAATAGAACACTAACAGATTCTGAAATAAGATCTCTTTATAATGAATCTACTCATTCAAATAAATTCGTAATAAGAGGTAACATTTATTAATGAGCAAAAGAATTATAAACTTTAAAATCTATATTACAATATAAAATGGCATTTGTTTTTCCAGAAAATATAAAAAAAGGAGTTGATTTAACTGAATTAGATGAATATTCTTTAATTTATTGGCATGATAAAATGCACATTCTTTGGCAGAAAATTTCTGAAGGATTAGTAATACCAGAGTGGGATTTTATAAGTATTCATGCTATTCACGAAGAAGTTTTAGGTTTAATGATGGGTAAGGGAATACCTCATTTACATCCAATTAATTCTTTGGATATTGTTACTAATGATGAAGATAAAGTTACGAAGTTTAATACGGATAATCTTATTTCTATTGAGAAGAAAGGAGAGGAAGTTAAAATACTTTCTAAAGATGGGGAAGATTTAACTAAAAAATTATATGGTAAATATAAAGACATTCATAAATCTCTTTTGAATCTTCATAAAGAAAATTTTGCTGCATTAGGAAATATTGAAGGAGATTCAATAGTTTTATTTGATTTGATAGAATATAATGGGGTTAATGTTGGATATGTTCCATTTAAACAAAGAGTAAAATATCTTAATAACTTTTATTTTGATGAGAGGATAAAAAAGAATGAGAAAGAAATTAAGCCAAACAAAGATTAACAACGGATTAGATAGTGTTGTTGTTCAAATTCTTTTTTTTGAAACAGATGATACACAAAGATTAGAAAAATTAAATAAATTTGGCTCTTGCTTGGATATTCTAGCAAAACAAGGATATGATGTTACAGAATATCGTGGGATTTATGAAGAATTAAAAGGTGATGAAGAAAAATACGGGTGGATTCATAATAATGGAAAAAGACATAGGTAAAATAAAAAAGAACGAAGAAGTTGATATTGTAGTTAGAGTTGATGACTTTGGTGGAAAACCAGGATTAACTATCAGAGAATTTGTTTGCTCAGAAAGATATACCGGGTTCACTAAATCTGGGGTTAGAATCTTGGCAAAAGATTTACCTCTATTTAAAGAAATGATAAATTCTATTGAAGAAAAAGATTTAAACTAATGGAAAATTTAATTGAAACTGGTGGAAAAATAGAAGAAGTAAAAGAATCTCCAACGTCTAATAATAAGATTAAAACAGACGTTAAATTAGTTAATGATTTAAAAAGATATTCAATGTTTTCTACTCTCCCAGATAATGCTAATATAGGGGATAATATTTATTTTAAGTATAAGGAAGTTAAAAAAGATGACAGAACATTCTATAATATCGACCATATAATTGCTGTAGAAAAGGTAGGAGATACTCCAACAGATGGTGAAAAAAAAGCTATTATTAGACCTGAAAGAACTGAAAGTGATGAAAAGTCATTGAAAGCTTCTGAAATTGATTCTAATAAAGCTATTCTTATGAGGTCTGCAGTAGAATTGTGTATAAAAAGAAATGATTTATCTGATGAATCTGTAGAAAAATCATATAATAGATTATTAAATTTGGTGAATAAAAGTGGCTAAAGTAGTTATGGCTGTTCCGATATATGTATCTCAAGACCCTAAAATTAGAAAGAACCACGAATGGATAAGAAAAACCTCTAAGCACGAAGTTCTTCTTTTGGAAGTTTCTGGAATTACAATAGTTAATGCAAGACAGATTATTCAAGATAAATTTTTAGAAACAGATGCAGATTATTTCTTTATGCTAGATGATGATTTATTCTTTTATGATGTCCCACATATCAATCCTCTAGATAAACTTATTGAATTAAATAAAGATGTTGTTGGAGCATTATACGTAATAAAACACCCTCCTCATTATCCAGTTTATAGGCCAATAGATTTGCAGAGAGAATATGAGAAAACAGGAAAATTTCCAAATTATAAATTTGAAATTCCTACAGAAGTTTTTGAAGCTGAATGGATTGGGGGTGGTTGTATTCTTGCTAAAAGAGAAGTGATAGAAAAAATCGCAGCTAAATATCATTATGCTTATTGTCCTATGGTTCATTGTGGAGAATTTTTAGGGGAAGATTATTCTTTTTGTAAAAGAGCAAGAGATTTAGGATATTCTATTTGGATGGACCCCTCGATAAAAATTGGACATCAAGGAAAATATTTCTATTCTTTAAGTGATTATAACCCTAATTGAAGTTCTTATAAAAAACCTTACATATACAAAGATTTAAATATTAGTTATCCCTCTATATATTAGAATGGCTTACAAAACTTTAATACTTGGAGAAGAAACTCTTTCTAAAAACGATGTTCTAAAAGTCCCTCATATTATAAAAAATAAAGTTTTGATGGCTCCTGGAACTTGGAATGATATGAATTATACTTCTGAAGATATTAAACAAGCTTTTGAAAACACTAATTGGAGTGATAAAGATGTTTGTTCTTTAATTTTAGATCATGCAGATAAACCTCTCTCTTTAAAAGATTGGGTTGGCTGGGTTAAAAATCCTAGATTTGATGAAGCTAGTGGAAAAGTATTAGGAGATTTAGAATTTTATGATGAAAATATTCTTACTAAGGTTTTAGTTGCTGGTGCTAGATGTGGAGTATCTCCAAAGGTTAGGGGAGATGAAATGGACGGTTTTTTAAGAAATTTTACTTTTGAAAATTTTTCAGTAGTTACAAATCCTGCTGTAAAAAAAGCTTACATAAATCTTTCTGAAAATTATTCTTGTGAATGTTTAAAATGTGGTCATACTATTCAAACAAAAGAACATTGTAGGGATATTAAATGTCCTAAATGTGGAGGAGAAATGAGAAGGTCTGAAAGACCTGGCCCAGGTCAAGAAAATTCAAATTTTAAAGAGGTGAAAGGAGGTTTAAAAAAAGAAATGTCCGAAGATAAAATTGAAGAAAAAGTTGATGAAAAAGAAAAAGAAGAAAAATCTGAAGTAAAGGAAGAAGAAAAAGATGAAGAATCTAAGGAATCTGAATCTGAAGAAGAAGAAAAAACTTCTGAAGAAATGAGTGATTTATTAGAGGTTTCATCAAATGAAGACTGGCCTGGATTTGTTAAATCAATGAAAGAAAAGAAATCTGACGTTACTCTAAGTGAGATAATGAAAGCTTACAAAGAAGGAAGGGAAGCTTCTGCTAAGCTAGAAGAATTATCTACTGATGAGATTGTTAAGAGAGTAAATGAATTAACAGCAGTCTTGAAAAAGAGAAACAATGCAATTCCTGAACCTAAGAAAGATAATACTCAAGAAATGGCTAATGAAATAAAAGATTTGAAAAATCAAATCAAAGAAATGTCTGCTAAGATGAATGAACCAGATTCAAAATCTGTTCATAACCTTTCAGAACAAAGCTATACTTTAGAGGAAAAACATCATTCTGATGGTGTAATGGGAATGGCGGACTTTTTGAAAAAGTTAAAAAACGAACAATGAAACCAAAAAGTATAAGAGAATTAGCTGCAACTGAAACTCCTGATGTAAGAGGTGCTAGTAATACATTCTACGGATTGCAACCTGTACAATTTCTTAAGGAAATTGTTGATGCTGCAAAGAAGCAATTATATTTTGCTAATTTTGTAAGAGTTATGTATGCTCCAAAAGGAGTACATGATGTTGTAATTCCAAAGAGAACTGCATTTGAGGGAAGATCTGGAATGACTTTCAATACTGCTGGTAGTGATACTGGTGGTAGTGGAGCTGGAACAGGTCCTTACGCAAATACTATAGCAGATATTAGCTGGACATCATTGGATAATTTAACTTCTGTAACTGTAACACCACAACCGGTTCTTGCAGGGTATGCTCTTAGAAGATACGATATTGATACTAATGCCGTTAATCTTTTAGAAGCTGCTAGAGAAGAATTAAGTTATGCTATTGGTGATAGAGTTGATAGAGCTGTTGCTGTTGCTATTGGTGATGCAACTGTTGCTGCAGACACAACTGTTGGTGCTCAAACACTATACGGTGGTGATGCAACTGGTGCTGACGAATTATCTGCTGGAGATGTTATTACAACTGATCTAGTAGCTAAGGGTAAAAGATATTTACAGCAAACAAAGATGTATTATCGTGCAGATGGAGCTAATGGAACAGAAACTTTAGCTACAAGTACTAAGAATCCTTGGAATAATACTTCAGACGATCCTTTCGTTCTGTTTATTGCTCCTGCTCAAGAAGAAACTTTCTTGAAAGATTCTCAATTTGTAAATGCTGCTGAATATGGAAGTGATATGATTGTTAAGAATGGTGAAATTGGAACATATCTTGGTATCAGAGTTGTTGTAACAAACAATGTTGAACAAACTGCTGCTAGTGGAACTGCGCCAGACGCAACTAGTGCTGCTGTTGCTTGTACAAGATGTATTCTATGTAAGCCAAAAGCTGCATGTGCTTTAGTATGGGGAAAGAGTCCAGAAATAAAAGTATTTGATTACCCTACTCAAGATCAGATGAGAATTGGATTGTACACTGCATATAATGTTGGTGTATTACAAGCTGATGCTATAGTTTTCATCGATGTTTCAGACGCATAAACATTAATTTATTTTATTTTTTTTATGTTTTTTATTTTTTTTAGGTAAAAACATACCATTCGTGTGGAAGTTGTTAAAACAACAGGCCTCCTTAGGAGGTATCACGAAATTAAATTTAGGAGGAAAAAAATGGGAAGATATGGATTACACTCAGGTTACGGAAAATTCCAAAATATTCAAAGTGGGAATACAGACATTACTGTAGATGGAAATGGAGATGGAACTCAAGCAGTTGTTTTTGCTAAACCTATGAAGAATACGCCTTCTGTATTATTAACTCAACAAGAAGAAGATACTACAGGAACTTTGAATGCTACAAGTATTACTGGTGCTGGATTCACTGCAAAAATTGATGGTTCATCAGTTACTGGTGATGATGTAACAGTTGGTTGGTTAGCAATAGATGACGAACAAAACTAATTCTTCTCTGTTTAAAAATGAAGGAAAAAGTTAACCTAAAACATGAATATAAGAAGTTAGTAAGATCTGGAGATAGCTCTAAGGCTCAAAAAGTTTTAGAAAAAATTTGGAAACTTTGTGGTATTGTTAAAAATACTATTACTCCAAAGAAATATACAAAAGAAGAATTGGAGTCAAAAAGTTTTTTTGAATTAAGAAAAATTGGATATAAAGTAGGAACAAAAGGCAGAGGAAAAGAAGAATTAGTTAAAGAGATCTTGGAATTACAATAAAACTAATTTTATTTTTTTATTTTTATTTTTTATAAAAAGATTTATAAAGTCCATTATACATAGGATTATATAATGGATACATTAATTGTTGGTCGTGGGGAGATTGGTAAATCTCTTTATTCTGTTTTAAAGGATTCTTATAATGTTAATATAGTGGACATTAGTGATACTAGTGAGATGCTTCCAGGAATAATGCATATTTGTTTTCCTTATTCTGAAAGATTTGTAGAACAAGTTAAAGCATATCAAAAATATTATGAACCTACATATACAATAATTCATTCTACTGTTCCTGTTGGAGTATCTAAGAAATGTAATGCAATTCATTCTCCTTGCGTCGGGATACACCCTCATTTAGCAAAGAGTCTGAAAACTTTTACTAAGTTTCTTGGAGGAGAAAAAGCTAGTGAAGTTGCTCAATATTTTAGAAGGGCTGGAATTAATATTTATTTATTTGATAAGTCGGAAACAACAGAATTAATGAAAGTTCTTTCTACAAGTTTTTATGGATTGCTAATAGAATGGACTAAGGAAGTTAAAAGACAATGCGAAAAATATGATGTTCCTTTTGAAGCATGGACTTTATGGACTAATAATTATAACAGAGGATATAATCTTCTTGGGTACCCAGAATATACCAGACCAAATTTAATTCCTATAAAAACTAAGATTGGTGGGCATTGCATTATTCCTAATTTAGATTTTTTAGAAGGAACTTTTTTTAAATTAATTAAGGAGTTGAATAATGGTTAAATTTAATTGGAGGCAAAAAGATAATTATGTTTTTCTTCAGAATAAAGATATTGAAATCCACTTTGAAGTTCCAAATAATTTTAAATTAAATGATACCCATCCAACTTTATTAAGATTAGTTGAATATTTAGTCTTTGGTCCTTTTGAGAAAGAGGTTTTTAAAAGAAGTGATATTCTTAAATGGAAGAAAAGAGTATTTAAAAAAACAGGAGATATTGCTCTTTCATGGAGTACTGGAAAGGACTCTACTGCTGCAATGTTAGTTCTCCCAGAAAATACTTTATTATTTTATCATCAAAGAGATGAATATCTTGGAGGTTCACTAGACCAAGATAACGCATTTAGATTTATAAATCATATTAAAGGAAAAAAGAGATTATTTGTTTCTAAATCTAATCAAGAAAAAGTTAGAATGTTGCATGGAAAAGAAAGGGGTTTTTCTACACCCTTTAGTTGTGTTGCTGGTCTTGTTTTATTAGCTGATCATTTTAAATTAAATTATATCGCTACTGGGACTATGTTAGATTCTACTTTTATTGAAAAAGGATGTAAATATAGAGATTTAAAAGAATTTTGGAGTAGATGGGGGCTTATTTTTGGTAGAGCTGGTTTAAAGCTTGTGCTTCCTGTTGGAAATATTTCAGAGGTTTTAACAAGCAAGATAGTTTCTATGAGTGAATATGATGAATATTCTTTTTCTTGTATAAGAGGGAATAATGGAAAGGCTTGTGGGAAATGTTATAAATGTTTTAGAAAAAATCTTTTAGATGGAAAGGAAGTGATTTATTCTTCAAATGCAGATAGAGCTCTTTATCATTCAGATCATTTACATCAAGGAGATGCTTTAATTTGGGCGTATCAAAGGAGTAATTTAAAAATTCCTAGATTAGAAGAATATAGAAATCTTGATTTGTCTTTTTTGGAAAGATATTATCCTCTTGGGAATCATTTAATTCCAGAAAAATATAGATCTTTTGTATTGGAAAAATTTAAAGAATATGATATTAAACCAATGAATAAGGAGGATATTAAGAAACTCAAAAAAATAGATATAAAATGATAAAAGTTTTTTTAATTGCTACTGGTTATTCTGATAATTTTAATCATGTATTTGGTGGAAGTCCAATGGAATATTTGTCTCTCAAAACTGCTTTTGATAGGGAAAAAGATTATATCTTTGAAGTTATGCCTCAATCAAAATTTGATTTTGAAGTAGTAAAGAGGAAAAGAGAAGAAGGTTATATTATCCATTGTGAATCTTGGACTTGCCTATGTAAATTATATAAGGAAAATTTTATTCCAGATGTTTTAGGTCCAACAATTCAATCTCCTTTTAAAAATGAACAAAGATTACAAAGTTTAAAGGATATAAATTTTCCTATTGATAATTACTTTTTATCTACAGTTATTAGAAATAATTCTGCAGAAGAAAGATCTTATCCAGAAATGGCCAAAAAAATTAAGTATATTCACTTGGGGGTTGATACTGATAAGCTTAAACCTTCTAATAATGAAAAAAAATTAATTCTTTGGGCAGGAGATTCTTCTCGTTCTTGTAAGAATTTTGAATTAATGAAAGAAATAATGAAGATTACTAAACTTCCAAAACCTTATGAATTTAAGATATTATCTCAGTATAATGTATTAGATTATTGGAATATCCTTAATCAAACAAAGATAGTTATTAATACAAGCAAATGGGAAAGCTTTTGTTTTGCTATGTTTGAAGCAGAATCTAAAGGAGTTCCAGTTATTTATAAAAAAGGCTTACATGGAAATGTTCATAAAGACAATCATATACAAGTAGAAAATACTCCAGAAGCATATAGGGACAAAATATTAGAATTATTAAATAATGAAGAATTATATAAAAAAGAAAGCAAATATGCCAGAGATTATACTATTAAAAATTCAAGTTATGAGATGATGGTTAAAACTTTTGGGGATATTTATAAGGGGATTAAAAAATGATAGTTTTTTTTAGAGATGATGATGTAGATGAAGTTAATCCTCAATTAACTAATTTGGTTAAGATGTTTGCAGAGGAAAAAGTTCCTATTAATTTAGAAGTTGTTCCTGGGAGAGTTGGAATTAGTACAACGCCAATAAATAATTTAAAGAATTTTTTTAATAAATATAAAGATTTTATAGAGGTTCATCAACATGGATTTAATCATTTTGAATATGCTCCAAGAAATGAATTTCCTGATGAGAGGATAAATTTAGTGGTTAGTGAAGAAATTAAGGCAGGAAAGATATTTTTAGAAACTTATTTCAAGGAATTTTTTTATCCTGCATTTACTCCCCCCTGGCATAGAATAGGAAAATTTCATATCCCAGTAATAGAAAAATTAGGCTTTAAGATAATTTCTGCAGGATTTAATTTAAATCATAAACTAAAAGATTTATCTGTTTATACTGACCTCTCTATATTTGATAATAAACTTAAAAAAAGTAGATTTGCTACAAAAGAAGAATTAATTGAAAAGTTTGAAAAACTTAAGAAAGAAAAATCTTCTGAAATGATAGGATTTTATCTTCACCATAAGTTCTATAAAACTCCGGAATCTATAGAACCTATAAGAGAATTTATTAAATATTTAAAAGAAAAGGAGGTAAAAATTAAAACATTTAGTCAAATATGGGAGCTTCACAAATAAGTTACGTTCCAGCATTATGGGATATTGCAAATAGTGGATTTAAACCTAATAAGGTTTTAGAATTAGGTTGTGGTTGTAGTTCTTTCATGCTTAGATGGTTATTTGAAAAGTCAAAATTACATATAATAGATGATAATTCCATTTGGTTTAATTGTACTGAAAATATGGGGGGATATTCAGCAGATTTTAGAAAATTAGCTAGAACCAAGCAGGATTTTTTAGACGGAATATTACAATTTGGAAAAATGGATTTGATCTTTGTAGATTGTGGACGTAGAGGGGATTATTCAGATAAATGGAGAAGTGATTTTTTGAAATTAATTAGGGAGAAAAAAATATTAAATCCAGAAGGGTTGATAATTTTACATGATGCAACTCGTCCTGAATATCAAGAAGAATGTAAAAATTGGGAATGTGATAAAAAGAAAGAGGAGGATACTTACATTTTAAAATGGCCTTTGAACCAAAAATAGATTTTGTAATTTCAGTAAGGGATAGAGACAATAAAAGAATACAGATATGTGTAAATAGTCTTTTATCTAATATTACAAATAAGATATATGTTGTGGACTATGGTTCTAAAAAACCTATTAAGGGTTTAAAAAATTGTAAAGTAATAAGAGTTGATACTAAAAATAGATGGAACAAATGCCATGCTTTAAATATAGGAATAAAAAAATGCAAATCTTCCTATATTGGAACAGTTGATTGTGATATGGTTATTGGGAATTGTTTTATGAAAAAAGTAAAGGAACATTTAAAGGGAGATGTTTTTCTTTTTACTCGTTCTGTTGCTAGGATTGCTCCAGATCTTTTAGATTGGGGATTAGATAGAGAAAAGCTTATTAGACTTTCTTCTCCTTGGTCTGAAACAAAACTTCCGAGTTTGCATGCTGCTGTTGGAGGAATACAAATATTTCCAAAATGGTGGATTTTTAGAATAAGAGGATATGATGAAAATCTTACTTATTGGGGGGGAATGGATAATGATATATATGAAAGAGCATTTAGAACAGAATTGATTATGATTGATATTAATGAAATAATCTTTCATCAAGAACATAAGAATGTTAAAGAACAGAATTTAACTTCTAAAAAAGAGCAGGAAACTGCTTTATCTGAAAGACAAAAAAGAAGAATATATCTTATGTATAAATGGACTAAAAATATTAATGTTGGACCTAAAACATGGGGTGCTCCAACTAAACCTCAACAAAATCAAATAAATATTAATTTTCAAAATGGCAAAAAGAAAAAAGATACTGTTAGCAATAATAAGCAATAGAAAATATTATCCTGCATATTTTGTTAGGAGTGTTTTTGCAATAGCAAATCATACAAGACAATTTCATGACTTGGATATACAAACTTTTGAATCAGTTGAAGTTCAGCAAATGAGAAATAACGCATGCCATTTTGCTATTCATCATAAATATGATTATCTCTTTATGTTAGATGATGATATGAATTATCCTCAAAAATGTATAGTTGAATTAATGAAGCATAAGAAAGAATTTGTTGTTGGGAGTGCAACTCAAAGACGACCTCCATTCTATCCTACTCAATATAAAAATTTAAATGCAAAAAGATTTAAGGATAAAGTTAATAGAGTTTTTATAACAAAAGAAGATAAAAAATTAATAGAAGTTGATGGCTCTGGAGTTGTTGGAGCTCTAATAAAGGTTGATTCTCTTAAAAAATTAAAGGCACCTTATTTTAGATTAGTTTGGAAGAAAAATGGATTTGATATAATTGGGAGTGATGTTTATTTTTGTAAGGAATGGAGAAAAACAGGGAAAAAAATTTATTTAGACCCTAAAATAAATTATGATCACGAAATAACTGCTTTTTCTAATAGTTTTGGAATTGTAACATAAGATTTATATAGTTTATTGTATTATCTATTTTGGAGGTTAATATGACAGTATCTGTTACTCAAAAAGGAAAATTGGTGAGGCTTTCTGGAACTATCGCTGAAGTTCTAACTGAAATAGACGACCAGAATTTAGTTCAAGTTGTTTATTGGTCTGACAATGGAACAACTGCTACAGCATTATGCAGTAGAATAAAATTTTAATATGGCTTATACAACTTATTCGAAAGTTTATTTATTGTCCAATTTAACAACTTCTGATGTTTCTGCGGATGATGTAACTGATATAATTTCTGAAGTTACTAAGGAATTAAATAATGATATTAACATTCGAGTCTCTAGGGAATATGTAGATTACATAGACCAAACAAGACAAAATAAAAGAGATGGTTCTAACACCACTTATTACATTACAAATTGGAGAAAATATCTTGCAGATATGAATAATGATGGAAGAATAACTCCCGAAGATATTGCAGTATATAAGATTGATTCTGATGGTAATGAAACTAAGGTTGCTGTTAAAACAATAGCAGGATGTTCTTCTTATCAAAAATGGGGATTTAGTGCAAAAAAAACTAAAAACTCTCCAACTGGTTTAACAAATGATTCTACAGCTTATACAGCTTCTATATCTGTTGATGGAACTACAAATTCTATTTCAGTTACTGGTTCTGATGCTCAAACACTTTCTACTTTAATTGACGAAATAAATTCCGATTTAAGTGGCGCAACTGCTAGTTGGGATACAACTGGAAATGGGTATATCAAAATAACTTCTAATTCTTCTGGGGAGGAAACTTCAGAATCTTCTATTGCTATTACTGATACTGACTTATTTTCTTCACTTACTAATATTAATGCTTCTGTTGAAACTGCTGTTACTGGGGTTAGCAATAAGGATTATCCTGGACAATTTGTTCTTGAAACTGCGGTTGATGCAGATTACAAATTATATGTTACTTATGAATATTGTAATAGAGATCCTTCTGAACCAGATGAAAAAATTAATTTAGCTTGTACATTTCTTGCTATAGCATACTGTTATGCTAAAGAAAATATTGGTAGAGCTCCACAAGTTGCTTTTGGGAATACTAAACTTTTCAGACACATGCCCTCTTTTGAACATTATTATCAAAGATATAAAAATATGGTAAGTCAAGTTAACCAAGAAGGTTTATTTGATTTTACTGAATCTAAAATCAAGATATAATGGGAGAAGGGTGTTCATATGGTAAAGTTACCAGGCAAATGGTAAGCGACATGAAAGAATCTACTGATAAAGGTCTTAAATTAATAGATACTCGATTGGAAAAAATGGAAAATAATATGACTGATATGTTTAATCATCAATCTTCTAGACTACCTCCATGGGTAGCTATTATTTTTACTATAGGAGGAAGTCTCATTACAGGAATGTTAATGTGGATAATTACTCATTAAATGGTTAATTTAGATGCACAACATATAACTAATGAAATTGATTATTATGGAAGTACTGTTACATTAAGAACAGTTACAGATGGTTCATATTCTAAATGGGGTGATGCTTCAGAAACAACCTCTGATGAAACAAGTTTAAAAGCCATGGTTCAGGTTCTTGATCAATCTGATGATTTAGTTCAAGAAGGAATTTTCCAAACAGGAGATAAAATATTCTGGTTTAAATCTACTCAAACAGGCCTAAATAGAGGAAATAGAATACAACATAATTCTAAATGGTATGAGATAGATGAAGTAATTGAACATGATGTTGCTGATTCTTCTTATGTAATAGAAATAAGAACCAAAAAAATATGATACACTTTGTCCATGTTCCTAAGACTGGGGGGACTACGTTTATTACTAATCTTAAAAAGAATAAAGTTAAATTTGAAGCAGGGCATAATGTTTGGTGTGAGAAGAAAAATTTTGGTAAGTATATCACTTTCTTAAGACATCCCCTTTATAGAACGTTATCACAAGCTAAATGGGAGATTGAAAAATCTCATATAGTTGATTCTGATTTTTTAGACTGGTTTGTTTTCAGGCAGCATAATTTTCAAGTAAAGTTTTTACGTAATAGATTTTTTAAAATTCCAGAATCTAAGGAAGTAACTAAAACTGATGTTAATAATATTAAGAAATTTCTAAAGAAGAATTTTTTATTTGTTTTTCTTACTGAAGAATTAGATATTAGTCTCCCTAAATTGCTGAAGTTTTTTGATTTAAAACTTTATAAAGAAAAGGCTAACGTATCTAAAAGAGATATTAGAGTCTCCGAATCTACTATTAAACATATTATAGAGAGCAATAAATTAGATTTTGAATTATATGAGTGGGTTAGAAAAATATATAAAGATGGTATGCTTAATAATAGTAACTTCAGGGGAAGCAATTTATAGCGAGTTGTTTTCCCTTTGGCTTGCCTCGGGTGAGGCAAAAACTTTCAGGTGAAAGATGGCGACAACTCCAAGTGCCTTAAGTAAGAGCACTATAATCCAAAAAGTATTTGAGAATATATATGATAGATTAGCAGATAATGTTTCTTCTGTTACAATTACTGGAAGCAATTCAATAACAATTCAAACTTATACTAATTCTTATGGAGATAAAAATGTTGATGAAAAATCAGATTATCCTATTTTAGTTGTTAATTCTCCAGAAATAGATTGGGAAGATTTTACATTTACTACAAAAAAATGTATGGGAACTTTTTCAGTAGATATATTATGCACCCAATCAGAAGCTGCAGATAAATTCATAGATGCAATAATTAATTCAATAGAAACTTATAGAGATGATTTAAAATCTGTTGGAATGCAATTTGTTAATCTTGAAGGAACATCAAGAGATCAATTTTTCAGAGGTAAAATTAAAATTCATGTAAGGAGTTGCGAATTTTCATTCGAATATATCTTTACAAAATCACAAACAAGATGATAAAAGTTCAAGTTAAAGGTTTAAACAAAGTTAGAAGATATTTATCTAACTTAGGTCCTAGAATAAATAAACAGATTATGAAAGCAGGAGATGAATTTACTGGATTTGTTCAAAAGTCTGCTAAACTTAGAGCTCCAAGAATGACAGGAGAATTGGCTAGAAGCATTAAAAAGAAAAAAGGTAGAAAACATATAACTGTATTTTCAGATTCTCCTTATGCAGCATTCCAGGAATTTGGTTTTAAACCACATTGGGTTCATGCAGGAACATCTACAAGGAACTCTGCAGGAACTATCGGAGCAGCTTATAATGTATCTGGTTTCTTATTTGTTAAGAAACATACTCCCTTTATTCTCCCAGCATTTGAAATGGGAATTTCACAGTTGCCTAATTTAATTGAAAGGAAGATGGCAAAGGCATTAAAATGAATAGTCGAAGAAGTCGAAGCGTTGAAACAATGAAAGGAGGTTTTAATTAATGGTATCAAGACCTGATACATGGAGTGAAACAGCAAAAGTAGCAATAGCTGCTCAAAGTGGAAGTGATGTTCATTTCGATACAATCACAGAAACTGTTGACGTAGATATTGGAAATAAAGATTTCGATGTAATAGCAACTCTTGGCGGAGGAAGATTAGTAAAATTTACCCCCCAAGAACCAACAACAATTACTCTGGAAGCATATCCATTAGATGCAGGAACTGACTCTGGGACTACTGGAGAAGGTTTTTTTGATTTAATGAATAGTTCAGATACATCACAACCAGTTGTTGTGAGTGCAGATAGAGAAAGAAACAAATATAGAATTGCTATTATGTGGACTACTGATACTGCTAGCACTACATATGCGGAAAGTCAAGTTGCTTCCCCAACTCAAGCTTGTATGAGAGTTGTGGCTGCAGATGGATTTTTTACTAGCGTTAAGCCAAGTTATACAGATGGTGTTTTGAAGTTTACTATAACTTACAAAGTTCCACCGTTTGATAAATCTGGAAATGCTAATTTAAAGATTGAATCTATAGATGGAAGTGCAACTGCGACATTGACAGCTCTAGCTTCATATACTTCTACGACTAAGTGGTGAGGTAACTATATGAAGAATATTGCTCCAAAGATTTTGATTTGCGCTCCAACGAGTGCAAGACATAAGCATCTTATTGATAAATGGCTTAAACATTTAGATAAGCTAGATTATCCTTATTTTGATGTTTGCTTAGTTGATACTACACCAGATAAAACCGATTATTTTAATTTTATAAAGAATAAAAAAGTTAAAGATAAAAAGATTATTTCTTGGAGATATAACTGGGATTATAAAAAAGAATATTCCCTACAAATGTTAGCAAATGTTAGGGAGGAAATTAGGAAATATTTTGTTGATCATAAAGAGTATGATTTCTTATTTTGGTTAGATGATGATATATTTATACCAAAATGGGGCTTACAAAGGCTTCTAAGCTACAATAAAGATTTGGTAGGGTTTTATGTTCATGTTTATTATAAACCCAGCAGAAGGCCTTGTGTGTTTAAATCAGGCGAAATTGTAGTAGGGAAAGGACTAGAATACTATACTTTTAAAGAAATCCTTAAATATAAGGAATTTGCAAGGAAATATGAGAAGGGTAATTTATCAAAAGAAGAAAAACTTCTAATACCTTATTTAATAAAAGATAGATGGCATCCTTATATTTTTCCAACTTATGCTGTTGGATTAGGGTGTTGTATGTGCAGTAGAAAAGTTAGTGAAGCTGTTCCTTTTAGGACTCATCCTACTTTTTTAATGGGGGAAGACCTTTGGTGGTTTGCTGAATGCAATGATAAAAATTTTCAATTTTGGTGTGATAGTAAAACAAGATGTAAGCATGAGAATACTAGCTGGAGTCCTGTAAATAAATTAGATTTGGCTTATAAAAAGAAAACAGGAATATATATCGTTCAAGGTAAAGAAGGCCCTCCAACAGGAGCTGTATTTTTACAACATAATAAAGAATGGGAGAAGAAAAATGATAAGAAGTGATTATGAAAATTATTTTGACCCTTATACCCAGGGGGTTATAAGAAATCACGGATTAGATGAAGCTACCTTAAATTTTTTAAAAAATCATCATAAAATTCTTGATGCTGGTTCTGGAGCAGGAGTATTGGCTCTAAAACTAAAGGAACTAGGAAAAGATGTTACTTGTATTGATATTTTTAGTAAAAATGTTGAATACATGAAATCTAAGGGTTTAAACGCCTTAAAAGGCAATATTTGTAATCTCCCTTTCAAGGATAAAGAATTTGATTGTGTAGTTTGTCAAGAAGTTTTAGAACATTTAATTAATCCTGGGGAAGGGTTAAAGGAATTATGTAGGATTGGGAAAAATGTTGTTTTTACTTTACCTAAAATGTTTCCTGAGGAGTGGCATTTTTGGGATATTGATTACGTTCCTTCTGTTTCTAATGCTAATTGTATTATTATTAAATTAATTGATAAGGAGGCAAATAAATGACTGCAGATGCTATTTTAAGGAAAGCTAAATCACAAGGTTTGGTTATTAGTAATGTTCCTCAAAAAGTAAGAGATGAATTTACTCATTTTGCAGAAGAAGAATTTGCAGATAATTATGCTTCTTGTTTAAAATATGTATGGGATAGTTTTAAACTATGGAAAATGTATTTTGAAAATATGGATATGAAGTTAGATAATATCCTTGAATTATTAAATAAAAAAGATAATGTTCCACATAACAAAGAAGAAATAAAACTTCTTTCTGGAAAAACAATTTATAAAACTAAAAAGGAGGTAACGCCATGAGTAAATTAGGAAATTTTTTAGGGCAGTCTAAAAAGATTCAGATAAAAGAGCAAGAGCTTGAATTATTTCCTCTAAAAGTTAAGGATTTGAAGAAGTTTAATGGTATGGAAAAGGCTTCAGTAGAAGAACAAGAAAAATTAACTTATGATATGATTAGACTATCATTAAGAGACGAAACAATAACTAATGATGAAATCGGTTCAATGCCAATAGAAATATTCAAACAATTAACTAATGAAATAATGGAGTTTAATGGAATGAAAGATGAAAGAGTTGAATCAATTAAAGAGAAGATTGCTCAAGCAAGAAACAAGTGAAAAGGATTTAATATTTAATCTCTGTGAGGTTATGAAGATTGTTGGAGGATATGAACAATTAATGAATCTTCCAATTCCAGCATTAATGGAAATATTAAAATACTTGGAACACGTTAATAAAGAGGAGCAGAAAGCTATGGAAAAGGCAAAAAATAGGGGTAAAAGATAAATGGTAGATCACAATGAAAGAGTTAATGTATTCTGGAATTTTATTAATCAAGGTTCTGCTTCTTTAAAAGAAGTTACCAATCAACATCAAAAATTGAGTAATGGAATGGCTCAAACTCAACAGATTACTGCTAAGGCAAATACTGGCATGAAAAAGCTTAATCAGTCTGCAGGTAAAGGTATTGGTATTGGAAAAGGTTTTCAATTTGCTTGGTTAGGAGTTATGTTTGCTGGTATGGCTTTATATAGAGTATTTGGAGGATTAATTAAACAACAATTAGAAATGTGGGGTGTTACAGAATTATTAAGTCAAACATTGAGTGTTGTGTTTATACCTTTAATGTCTTTATTAACTCCAATTTTATACGGTTTATTAGCTTTTTTTATGGATCTTCCAGATGGTGTTAAAATGGCTATTGGTGTTTTTATTCTTTTGGCTGCTGGATTAGGATTATTTTTAATGGTTGTTGGGCAGATAATGTTGGGAGTTTTAGCATTTATTGCCTTATGGCCTACGTTAAGTGCTGTTGCAACCCCAATAATAGCTGGTTTGGGGGCTAGTTTAGGATTAATTCTTATTATTATTGCTGTAGTAATAGCTGTTGTTGCTGGTATGTATATTGCTTGGAAAAATAATTTTTTGGGCATGCAACAGGTAGTTCAGAATATTGTTAATGGTATTAAACAATGGTTTGAAGGTTTAAAACAATTTTTTGGTGGAATATTAAAAGTTATAAAAGGTTTATTTACAGGAGATTTTGAAATGGTTAAGGAAGGGATTATTATGATTTTTAAGGGATTATGGAATATGTTAATTGGTGGTTGGCATGCAACAATGAATGCTATTAAAGCAATAGTAATTGGAGCTATTCAAATTGTTTGGAATATTATCAAAGTTGTTATTGATGGTATAAAATGGGTTTTTGAAAAAATTCCTGGTTTAAATAAATTAAATCCTTTTGGAGCCATAACTTCTATAGGAAAAGGAATATTGGGAAGTTTTGCAACTGGAGGAGTAGTCCCTCAAACAGGACCTTATGTTCTTCATAAGGGAGAAACAGTAGTTCCAAATGGAAGTGGTTCTGGAATTAATATGAATGTTTCTTACAATGTTACTGTTTCTGATAAAAGAGAATTTGAAAATATGTTAAAAGATAATAACAATAAACTTACTCAGGATGTAAGGAGGTTAGTAAATGGCTGAAATAACTATATCAAAAGGGGATTATAGTGTTACAGTATATGCTACAGAGATAGATGAAGAATATAGTAATAAAATTTTTAATATCATTCCTCCACAATCTAAAAGTTCTCAAGGTTCTGGACCTAAAGATGTTAAATTGGTAGATTTGCTTAGAATAACGCATCAAATTGCTATTAAAAGAGCTTATATAACTGCTAGTGATACAAAAACTGCAAAAGAAGTTAAAGATGATTTAAAATCTATTTTTAATGGTGGAGATGAAAATGGAGGAGAAGTGACATTAACCTATGATGGGGATAGTTTTACAGGATATATAGAAAAGTTAGGAATTACAGAAGATGCTAATGATGAACCAGATAATTATACCGGAAAAGATAATGCAAAATATCATATCCAAATCACATTCATAGAAGGGGTATCAATATAATGGTAACAAAAAAATTAGTTGGTGGATTGCTTTTATTAGTTATTCTTACCGCTTCTGTTTATTTAGTATTTGATAATAAATATAAAATTCTTGTAGAGAACACCAGAACTCAATATTTTGTAAATGAAAATAGTTCTTGGGTTTTAGCTGCAACTGAATATGTTAATTTATTTGATGGAACAACTAAAATGAGAGCAAGTTCCAGAGATATAAATTATTCTTTTGATAATTATTATACTACCATAGTTAGAACTTCAGAATGGAAAGATAATATTACTACAATTCAAACTTATGTCTTTGAAAATAATGCAACAGATATAGAAGAAGTTCCAATTAAAAATACTCTTGAATGTATTAATTGTGTTGGTAAGATAGTTCATTATGAGATTAGAGATATACTCTATGAAGGAGAAACAGAAGTAATTTCTAGTCCATTTGAATTTGGTCATAATATGAAAATTAGTTGGCAAGATGGAGCTTATTATTCTAAGGTCTTCCAACAAAAAGTAGCAAGTGATAAGATTATAATTAGATATAGACCAGAAGATAATTATGAAACTTATGAAGTTAGATTATTTGATCCAAGTTGGTGGAATAGTTCTTTCCTTTACAAAAAAGAAATTACTATTAATGAAACTTCCGGAGAGGATTTAATAAATTTTTCGGTTTTAATGAATGTTTCTTATGAAGAAAATATGCTTAATGATTTTGCTGATTTAAGGTTTGTTAATTCTACTGATGATGTTGAATTGGGCTATTGGATTGAAAATAAATCAGATGGGGCTTATGCCTGGATTTGGGTTAATGTTAATTTAACTGCTAGTTCAAATAATACAATTTATATGTATTATGGGAATAATACAGAAGTTGAATCTAATTCTAATGAAAATAAAACTTTTTGGTTTTATTATTATGACGATTCAACTCATCAATCTTCATCTCATCACGTTGTTGAGCCAGTTACTGAGGTTAATGTTACTCTTTGGGACGAGTGGGAATATAAAATTGCTCATTTGACTTCTTATAAAAGTGGGACTACTTGGAGCCAATATGCTGGAGCAGGTTTTGATTATGATGGGACTTCTTATAGAGATGGTGATGATGTTTTATTGTTTGGTTCTCAGTCTTGTGATGCAGGAGGGATATATTGGGAAGATGACCCATCTCATTCTGGTTGTAGATTTGGTAATCCTGATGGAGAGATAGCTTCGGAAGGGACATATACACACCCCTCTACTTATAACGCATCAATAGGTGATGTTCACGAATTGACTATTTTTCAATGGATAGATACTTCAGGTAAAACTGCTCAGATAAGATTAACGCAATTTATTCTTAAAGGATATGCAAGTTCAGATCCAATAGTTTATTTTGGAGAGGAAGAAGAATTATCTGGTGATGCTCCAAATATAACATTAAATGCTCCAGAAGATACATACAACTCATCAAGTCAAACAATAGTCTTTAATTGTACAGGAACAGATGATCAATTAGTTCAGAATATTTCTTTAATTTTAAATTCAACATATAATGAGACTCTCGTTAGGTCTTATTTATTCACTCCTTCAAATTATTTGGAAGATATTTATTTTTATTACTCTTTGAATGATTCTACTAATAGTATTATAGATTATTCTGGTAATGGAATTAATGGTACAAATAGTGGAGGGCAATTAAATTCCCAAGGATATGTTGATGATGGAATTTATTTTTCTGGAGGATATTCTCAATATATTAATGGAACTTCTACTCCTTTAATATCTCCCAAAAATGGTTCCGTTGTTTTTTGGGTAAATATAACAAATAGGAGTGATGAAAATTATTTATTCCTTTCTTCTGGTAATCTCGGAAATTTATATATGAGAGCTGGTTTAACTTCTTCAGGAAATTTAAAACTAAACTTTTATGATTATGATTCAACACCATCACATTTGGAAAAATTTGAAGTTGATTTTATTCCAAATTTAAATGAATGGTATCAAATTGGTTATTCTTGGGGCGATGCAGGGAGAAAAATTTATGTTAATGGAACCCTTATTGATTCTGACTTAAGTTACCTTGGTAATGGTGGAAGTTCTGATCATGACCCAGGATTATATATTGGAAGTTTGTATATGATTGCTCCCCAACAAAAATCTATAAATGGAACAATAGATGATGTGATATTATGGAATAGAAGTTTATCTGATGAAGAATTTTCATTAATATATAAGGAATATAATAATATAAAGAATGAAACTACTCTTACATTAATAACCACAAAAACATTAGATGATGGAGCATATAATTGGACGTGTGAAGCCTGTGATAATGATTCTCAATGCACTAATGCTACTCCAAGACAAGTAAATATTGACACAACTTATCCTCTTATTGAATTTATAGCATATACTGAAGATAATAATTCTTATGTTTCTCAAGATTGGATTTTAGCAAATGTAAGTATGACTGAAATTAATCCTAAGAATGTTACTTATAGACTTTGGAAGGATATAACTTATTGCTATCAAGAAAGTGTTAATGTTTCAAATCAAACAGGAATTGATGGAAATTGTGGATTGAATTATTCTGGTAATTATTCATTTGAAGATTATTATTTTTATATTAATTATACTAAACCAGAAGGAGTATTTAATGCTAAATGGTTAGTTAAACATGGTACTTTAGGAATATATAATATAACAATTTTACCAGAATGTTTTAATGATTTAATAGAATTAAGAATCATTTCAAATGGTACAGATGATGGAGCAAATAGTGTATTTTGGTCAAGACCTCAATGTTATAACACTACACATTGGATTGATATAGGTAGTTTATCAAATGGAACTGTTACAAGTTTTAGTTTAAATTATGATAATAATTGGAGTAAAATGTATGATGGGGATTGGAATACTTATGCGACTTTTATAACAGATTTAGGGGCTACTCAGATTTGGGATAATCTTGTTACAGGAGATGCTTTTAGAAGTACAGTTTATGAGGAAGGAATGTATTGGGTTTATTCTAATACTACTACATATGAACTTTCAGATGTAACGGAAAATAATACAATTAATTGGACAGATCTTTCTAATGGAGAATATTTTTATAATGTTACAATCTGTGATAGTTTTGATTTATGTAATTCAACAGAGACAAGATACATAACTTTAGATACAACTGAGCCAATGATTTATTTAGAAACAGAAAACAATACAATAGAATATATGAATAGAACCCCCACTTTTTCTTTTAATGTAAGTGATAACCTAAATGATACTTTAGAATGTTTACTTTATTTAAATAATGGTTCAGATATTGCTGCAGGAATTAATAGTTCTGTTCTAAATGCCACAAGCACATCAATTACTTCAAACACAACTTTAGCAAATGGAAATTATACTTGGTGGGTTAATTGTTCAGATGGATTACAAGAAAATAAATCAGTAGATTATAGAATAAATATTTCAGTAGTTCCTCCTAGTGTAACTTTAAACTCTCCTGAAAATGCTTATAATTCATCAAGTTCAAGTATAACTTTTAATTGCTCTGCTACATCACTTAGTGGAAATTTAACTAATATGTCTTTAATTTTAAATGGAGTTTATAATGAAAGTATTGATTTAGAAGAAGGTATTTGTTATCAAGAAAGTGTTAATGTTTCAGATCAAACAGGAATTGATGGAAATTGTGGATTGAATTATTCTGGTAATTGGTCATCAACTGCTACTGGAACTATTCCTGTAAGTGCAGTTTTTGATGGTTTATGGGTTAGTAGTTATAATCGTGCTCCATTTACAGATTATTATCATTATATTAATTATTCTATTCCTTCTTCAAGTTTTGGGGCTATTTGGAAAAGTTCAATGCGAGTTTATCCATATAACCAACCAATATCTAATGAAACTATAGATGTAAATTGTCTTAGTGGGGATTTTCTTCAAATAAGAATTTCTCAATTAGGAAATTCTACATTATATGGACAGTGTTATAATGGAACTGATTGGATTGGAGCTTATAATTCAATGTCTTCAAGTCAATTAGGAAATACTAATATTGATGAAGAAGCAGTTTATTGGAATGTTTCCTTTGGGAGTAATTATACATTAACTGCCACAAAGACTTTAAGTGATGGATTAAATCAAAATTGGACTTGCGAAGCATGTAGTGCTATTGGTTGCACAAAGGGAACATCAAGGAATATTTCTGTTGATACTCTTTACCCTGGAATTAATTTTGATGACCCTACCCCCGACAATAATAGTGCTTATGGTGCAAGTTATTTAGATATTGCTGTTAGAATTAATGAATCTAATACGAACAATGTAACTTATAGGATTTATAATGATACTGGAGTAATTTGGAATGAAACTACTTATTTACAAGATTCTAAATTAGATAATGTAACAATTAATTGGACTCCTCTTGCAGAAGATACTTACCTATATAATGTAACTGCTTGTGATGATTTTGATCAATGTAATTCTACTGGAACTAGATATGTTGTAATTGATAATACTTATCCTCTTATTGATTATGAAGATAATTCAGATCCTATAAATGAATCTGGAGATTTTGATGTTAAGGATTGGGTTTTTGTTAATGTAAGTGTAACAGAAACTAATGAGAAAAATATAACTTTTACTCTTTGGGATGTAAGTGGAATAGAAAATCAAACAACCTATACTACTGCTGTTAGAGATATTAACTGGACTGATTTGCCAGAATCTATGTGGTTTTGGAATGTAACTGTATGTGATGACGCTTCTCTTTGCAATACAACTTCTACCAGACACTATGGTGTTGAATTAGTTAATTTATCTTTTGAAGGAACTTATGATAATGTTACTGCAGAATTAGGAGGTAATGTTTCTATTTCTGCTATAAATACAAATAATACAGTTTGTATTGATATAGACCACCCAGATTATGGTTTAAATTATTCTTGTGCGTCTCAAAATAATACAATAAATTTAGATATTGATTATTTTAGAAAAACAACCTTTGCTAATGGAAATGAATATCAAAATAGAACTTTTTCAGGAGATAATATTTCTATAAATATTACTGGACATGAATACGATGAAATAGATAATTTAACTGTTAATATATCCAGTGATGATAGTCTTAAAGATATTATATTTTACAATACAAATTCTTCTTCAATAGATAGAATATTTTATGGATATTTGATTGGAAGTAATATTTATCAAAATGTAACTTATGAAGATGAAAGCTCTAAGAATTTTACTTATGTTGGAGAGGAAAGCAAAGAAACTTATCTTGAGATGGATGGAAGCTCTACTTTAATTAATTTATCTTTTAATGTTACTGGATTTGAATATGGATTTAGTACAGTAGATTGGTTAAATAATTCCTTTGAAAATATAGATAGAGATACTCCAAAAACTACAGCACATTTATCTGGAGGATTTATTACTGCTCAAGGAACAGACCCAGTAAGTATGACTTATGATGATTTTGACGATGATTCAATAAGTGATATTTTGTGGAGTTTTGGTTTAGCTAATGGAGCAGGGAATACAGACCCTGGAGACCCAGACGAAGGATATGATTATACTATTGCTAACTTTGAAGGAGGAGATGAGATTTCTCTTTATGTTACTGGATTTGATGAGGATTGGTCAGGAGATGAAAGAGGAACAGATACTCTATCTAATACAATGTGGAGTAATATAAGCCATATGAATATTTGGACTGCTGAAGGAATACTTTTGCAATTTGATTATTCTTTTACAGCTCATGAAGATGAAGAATATGGAGATTGTATCTTCTATAACCAAGTACAATTAGGAGATAAAACAGCTTGGCAAAGTCAAAGAGATAGATGTAAAGATAGAGGGGAATTAACTTATGATTGTGATGATCATTCCTTAACTTTAGAGCCAATTATTTTAAATATAACTAAGAATTTAAACAATAGTTGGAATGTTTCTATCTCTGGTGTTGAACTAACTTATGGAGATTATGTGGATAGAGATGATAGTGATTGTGGAACAAGATACATAGTTTATAATTATTCTAATGGTTCTAAACATACTTATTTTACAGGGTATGATGATTCTGGTGGTGATGCTTGTGAGGAAACTTTAGATTCTTACGAAACTCTTTCAAATACTACCATGATTTCTGATTTAGATTGGAACATATCAGACCAATTATATTTCAAACAATTTATGCAGGGAAGCTGGGATAATGAAGATGGAACTGGATGTGAATATTATTCTAATCCTTGGTGGAATATATCTTATGTTAATCAAACACTACTTAATAGAAGTAATGGAACTGTTTATTCTTATAGTATGTATAGTTCAGAGCAAATTCCAAAAGCAACTTTAAATGTAAGCAACTATACTAATTCTACTCTAACTGGAGATAATATAACTCTCTATATGTCTGCAGATAATGTTAATTATGAATCAGTTATAGAAGCAACAGAGCATACATTTACTAATTCTGGAGGAGAATTAACTTATAAAATTGAGTTTAACATTACAAATACAGGATATGTTAATAGCACCCCTATGATTTATAATATAAATATTTCTACTCCTCAAGATAATGCGAGTAATGTAGATTTTGATTTTGGTGATGATGGAAATGTTGATTATACAATCTCTGGAGATTTAACAAATACACAAACAATAAATATCTCTAGTGCAACATTATCTTCTGTTTTTTCTGGAATAGCAGATTATGGAGATTATGGTTATTATGTTCCTTTAATCATTTCTTCTGATACTCCAGGAATAATACAAATAAGTGCAATTAATTTAACATATAATCCTAATCCTGTCTCATTAAATGTTACAAAAATATATGATTTTATGAATACCTATGGAGCAAATGAAACTAATTTCACTATTAATCTTTCATCAAATTCTACTGGAACTATTAACTTAACTGATTTAAGATATGATTATGCAGGAGGAAATGATACAATAGTTATTAGTGCCTCTAATGATGACGATTCTCAAATTGTTACTAGAAATATAACCTATTATTATTCTAAATGGGATTATAATTTTGTTCCTTCTGGAATAAACTTTTTAGAATTTTCTCCTAGAAAACCAACTTCAGATAATGTTACTCCTTATGGACAAAGTTCAAGCACACCTATATTAAATATAACAAATTATGGTTATGGGGGAAGGGTGGCAGATTTATCTGTTTATGTAAATGATTCTCTTGAATGTGTTAATTTAACAATAAGTACAGATAATAATAAATCTAATGGAGTAATGGTTAATGAATCTTGGAATAATTTAAGCCAGGATTTAGATTATTTAGATTCTGTTGATATTTGGATGTGGGCTGACTTTGAATGTGATTATTCTACTTGGAATTATTTTAATCCATATATTTATTTTAGACAATGTGCTAATAATTCCCTTTGTTCCGAGGAGGTTTTATAATGCCAGTTAGAAATATTGGAGCAATAGGCGTTAAGAATAGAGATAGAGATAAACCAATACCAATTCATGTTCCAATTCCTCCACTATATGACGCTGTTTATAAAATTGAAGTAATTTCTGATGGAACTACCTATGATATAACTCTTGATTTAATTGAGGGAAAATATACAGATGGGATTACAGATACTATTGGAGATTTTGAGTTTAAAATACAAAATGGTGGGGAGGATTATACTGATATTTTTAGTGTTTATGATGAAGTTAGAGTGTATCTTGATTATGGAAGTTCAGCGGATAATCAAAGATTTACAGGATACATAGAAAGAGTTAGCAGATCAAATAATAATATTGTTCTTAGTGGTAAAGGTGGAGCGATTAAAGTTATGGGAAAAAAGGTTATCTATTCTGCAACAAGCAAAGCAAGAAGTACTATCCTTGCTGAAATAATCTCTGAAAATTTTTCAGATATATTAACTACAAATAATTTAGAATCTGATACCGGAACTGCTACTGTTAGTTATTCCGAAAAACCTTTTTGGGAAATAGTTCAAGAATTATGCAGACAAGGAGGATATGATGCTTATATTGATAAGGATTTAGATTTTAATTATTTTGAATCTGGTTCTAGGAAAACAACTACAGAATCTATAGTTCATGATAGAAATTTAATTGAAACAGGAGATTTTGCTCCAGATGCAGAAGGAATTTATAATAAAGTTAGAGTTTATGGAAAAGAATATAATGGAATTCCTATAATTGCAACTGCAAAAGATTCAACATCTATTTCTACTTATGGCCCTAAAGAATTAAAAATTAATGATTCAAATATCACTACTCAATCACAAGCACAAGCAAGAGCTGATTTTGAATTATCCTCCTCTCAAAATCCTCCAACAGTTGGGACTTTAAAATCCTTATGTCTTCCTACTCTTGCTCCAGGAGAGCAACTTCCAATAAGTGATCCAATGAATGGCTTAGAACCAGGGTATTATTCAATTCAAAAATTCACTCATACTTTTTCAAATGATGACCCTCTTATGACTGAAGTAACAATCCAACAAGAAAGATCTTCTATTCCTACTATTATGAAAAAAAGAATAAAATTTGAATCAGAGATAACAGCTATTACTAATCTTAATGATATGGATTATACAATTCTTTATAATTTTAATTCAGATATTGGAAGCAATTCAAATACTACTATCACTAAAACAAATCCAGACCCTAATACTGGAGAATTTCAAGATGGTTATTTAGCTATTTCTGAAGGAAGTAGTGTTGGAACATGGACAAGTGCTACAACTACCTTAGATTCAAATGTTGATTCTGTTGAAATGAGAATTAGTGGGGATAACATAGGCGTTGATAGTATGAGTGGATGGGTGAGTACTGATGGAGGAACTACTTGGACAGAAGCTACAAGAACTCAAGGTATTTCTGTTCCTAGTGGAAAGAGATTAGCAATCAAATTAGAATTATTTGATACAGATACTAAAATAAATACTGTTGCATTATTATATAAATTAGAATAGGAGGTTAAAAATGGCAAAATCTAAGTATAGCAAGTTAGTTGGATTGTGGAAGTCGGTTAAGAATGTCTTAGTTGTATGGGGTATTCCTGCAGCTTTGTTCTTATTAAATAACTGGCTTGATTGGGTTCCAACAAAATATCAAGCTTCGCTTACTCCTGTAATGGGATGTATTGCTTACTTTGTTAAGAACTGGGTTCAAAACAAGGATAAGTAAAATTCTTTATTTTTTATTTTTCTTTTTTTATTTAGAAAAGTATTTAAATTACTAATTCTATTTCTAATTGTCTGCATTAGCGGACTTAATTTGGTTAAATAAACTGGAGGTGTAAATGGCAGAAATAGATTTTTATATAGATTGGGATAAAGAAGTCTTAGAAAAATTAATCCCTATTGGGCATAAGGAATCTCTTGAAAGAGATGGTGATGAATATAATAATGTCTTATTGAGTGATTGTAATCTTGTATCAGATGAATTTTATTTTGATGATGGAGATAATTGTATTAAGTTGAATGGTCAAGTATTGAAAGGTGAATCGAATTTAGGTTATGTTTCTTTAGATATTCCTTTGCCTTTTGATATGTTAATAGAGATTATTGAAACATATAGAAAAAGATTGGCTAAACTTAAGAACGTTCTCGAATCTACTAAATAAAATAAATAATTTTCTTTTCTTTTTTTAATTTTTTTATAGAACTAATATAAAGAATATTGTTAGGGCTGTGCTTGTTATTGTTGCAGGAATAATGTCCCTCCAATCTGTTAAAACAGACCAAATTCTATACTCAAATATATAAGATAATTTTGTATGATACAATTTATTATCTCTAACGATAAAATCAGATGTTAATAAAAACCATTTTAATTTCTTAAAAGTATCATATTCTGGACTTGAACTAATCCAGCATATATTATCTATACACATATTAAATATTGTGAATAAATAACAGCATATCCAAAGTAATATAGGGTTCATATTAACTCCAAATTATCTATATCTTTCTGAGTTTTAATTTTTATAATTGTTACTTCTGAAGGATATTTTTTTATTTTCTCACTAAGTTCTTTATCTGTTTCTGTTTCCAATATTTCATAACCAGTCCAAATTCCATCTTTAAATGCTAAAATATCAAATCTAATCCCAGTGTCAAAGATTGGCTCAGTCCATACTTCATATCCAGCTTTTCTTAACTTATACCATACAAGGAATTTTTTATTAATATGATTCCATGTTTCAGACATATAACAATAGAAGAATCCTTCTTTATTTCCAGATAATGAATTAAATCTTATTTGGTTTAATATACTTCTTTTTTCCATTTGTTCTTTAACCTTATTCATTCTTCTTCCTCCTCTTTAATAATATCCTTTTTTACTATCTTAATTATTTTATTAAGGTTTATAGCTACGTGAATATTTTGATTTTTAATCTTATGTGTTTTTGGGTCTATATGAAGAAATATCTGCTTTCTTGCGTTAAATTCTTTTGAAATTTCTAATAGATGATTATAGAAATTATCCCTATCTATTTCTTTATCAAACAAACAATCCCCTCCTGCATATTCTTCCATATGAATATAAACAGAAAAATATTTAGTGTAAACTTTTGGCTTAATTTCTTTTTTAGTAAAGTAGTTTTTTATCTTTTCTAACATTTTAATTCTCCTTTTTTCTTTAATTGTTCAAATGCTTCTTTTATGTGTTTGCATGTGCTTTTGTTTTTTATATTATTCTCGCTAAATCTAAATGCACTTCCAAAAGGACAATCACAATTCCAGGATATTAATTCTTTATCACATATTACTATCCTTTGGTTGTAATCCTTACTTCCTTTGATATTAAAATAAAAAACAAAACAATTATTTTTAGCTATTTTTTCCATTTACATATATTTCTCAGTTTTAGTTCTTATCTGTTTCTCATATACCTTTATGTTTGAATCCAGAATCTTTTGATTATTCTGTAATTTTCTTAAAAGGTTTCTTGCTCTTTTCATTGGAAATTCTCTCTTTATTTCTTCTTCAATTTTTCTAATTTCATTTTCTGTATCAAAAAGTTGCAATTCTAATTCTTCCATAGCTTGTCTTCTCTTTTTAATATCTTCGTCTGTTAGCTTCCTTGATTTTAATTCTGGTTTAGCCATTTTTTACTCCCATAACTATTTCTATTGTAGAAATAGGTATTTTTTTCCCATTCTTATCCAATTCTACTGAGCCAATAAGAACTTTTTTAATTTCCTTGTTGATATTATCAAAGCCTTTCTTAACTACTACTTGAGAAACATCTACTGCTCTACCAACCCATTTCCCTCTAGCTTTCATAATCACTTCTTTTTGTCCATTTTTGAATTGCATATTAACTGCAGTAACGTAATTCATAAAATTTTTCATTCCAACAAGGACAACGTTTCCTAAATCTTTTGGTTCTTTTTTATCCATTTTTCCTCCATTATTTATTTGATTTCTTCTTCCACGAAGAAAAGCATACAGCAAGTCTTTGTTTTTTATCAGGGTATTCTTTTTTCATTATTGAATTACTCATACATCTTGCTACAAATTCCCCTTCAATTTCTCCTTTACTTGGTTTTGGTATTGGCATTTTTTTCCTCCAATTTATTTATTTTTATAACTAACTCATTTATTTTCTTTCTTATAACTTCTAATTTTTCATATAAATTTTGCTGCTTTCCAGAGTGTATAGTTATTTCTTTAATCATTATCTGTAGAATATTGTATTGGTTTAAGTATTTTCACAAATCCCTTTTCTCTTAGATATTCCAAACTCTTAGATAAATGTGCATTTATCTGAATCGGGTTAATTAAATAATTCTTTTGTTGAACTTGTATCTTTTCCTGTTCTTGCTTCAAATAATTTAATTGATTAACCACTTCTCTTGATAGATTGATAAGTAATGGAATATATTCTTTAGCGTATTTTAAATGTAATTGAGGCATATCTTCTTGACTTAATTCTTCTCTTAATTTTTCCATCTCGTCCATAAGATTATCTATTACCTTACAGGCTTTGACATATCTTTTATGTATCATTTGATAATCTTTATATGATTGATCATCAACTCTTTTATCATTTAATATTGCCTTAGAAGTCTTTCTGAAATATGCTTTTTGAATAGTTGCATAGACATAATCTGTTCCAAATTCTTTATTAAATTTTTCAGTAGTCTTTTTCCAGTTTAATTTTTCTTTAGTCCTTAATTCAACTATTCTTCTTTCTTGTTCATCTGTAAATTCTACCTTTCTAAATCTATTATCTTTTCTTTTATCCATTCTATTTATTCTAATAATTTGTTTTTGGTATTTTTATAAGTTTCTACAAGTGCAGTAACATTACTTTTTAAAGAACCAACTTCAATCTTACCTGCTACAACTAAATCTTTAACATAAGAAATAAGCATTCCAGCAACTCTACTCGCTTCTGCTTCTTTTCCATAAGAAGAATTTTTTGTAGGTTCTCCTGGTTTTTCTACTGGAACATGTGGTGTTTCTGTAGGAAGATCTCCTTCATATTTTATCATAGATTGTATATTATTATATTGGCCATTAATTTCATAAACTACTTGAACAGCATCTCCTATATTAAAATTTAAATTATCAAAAGTACTAAATATTTTTCCATTTATTTTAAAAGCAGTTCTTGTATAAGGAGTTTTATCTGAACTTTTAATTCCAGATTTAGAATCCTTTGAAAGAATTTTTCCAATTATTTCAGGCATTTGCAATAAGTAATCCTCCCTAAAACTTCTATTTGAACTTTATTGTCTCTTTCTAGGTCCTTTAATTCAGAACGAACATAATACCAGTTAGAACCTATTCCCTTAGCAATTTCATTAATTGTCTTTAAACTATCTTGTTTTTTTAGAAAATCTAATATCTTATCTTTTATATCCATTATATAATCCTATGTATAATGGACTTTATAAATGTTTTGGAATTACTCTTTTAACATTTTTTTAAGCCTATTATAGTAATTATGATATAAATTAAACTCTTCTATATTTTCTGTTACACTTCTTAACCAATTTCTTGTAGCTAAATCTGTTTCTTCTTGTTGTCTTTCTGTTTCATTAAGAGAATAATTTTTAGCATATCTATCTAAAGTATTAGCAATATTATCCCCATCATTAAATATTCTGTCTATTATCATTTTCATTTCTCCTCTTTTTTCTTTATTTCCTCTCTCATACATTTACACATTTCATCAATTCCATTAACTTCTTCTCCACAAATGAGACATTTCCACCCTTTCTCCTCAAAACCAAACTTCTCTTTGTTTAGTTTGTCTACTATACTATTTACTAACATTTCAGAAGCATCATCTTTAATAAATAAATCTGAAACTCTCTGTTTCAATTCCTTAACAAATTCCTCAACTGCTTTTTTGACATCTTCAGAATAGAATACCTTTTGTTTAAGATTATGTCCTCTATTATGAGTATGTTCTTTATCTTTTAATGTAGTTGTATGATTTTGTTGTTTTTCTAATGGTGTTTCTTTTCTTGTGTTATTCATTTTAAATCCTCCTCTGTGATGTTGAATCTCTTCATCCATTTCTTAGTTGTTTTGTCCACTTCACTAAAACCCAAATATCCTTCTTCTATAATATCTTCTTTTATCCACTTGATTGCTTCTGCTCTTAATTCTTTTCTTTTAACTTCTCCATGCCAAGAAGTTAAATCATTTAATGTTTTAAGTTCTGTCATTTTATTTAGTCATACAAATAGTTATACAAAGTATTTAAATGTTTTGCTATTTTTTTTCCTAATGGAGTTATATTAATAGTTAATTCTCTACCTTTTTTTGTTGTAGTTACAAATCCTTTTTCAATAAATAGTTTTAAAACTTTTCTTCCAGAAGCTTCTGTGAAAAATTCCCTACTTAATCTCGTGAAGTTTTTAACTACGCCTTTTTTATCATTTAGGTATAATTTTATTAACAATTCTGTTCTTTTTTTATTTAGTATTTCCATTTCTTAAATCTATTAGTTTATTTATGAGTATAAATTCTTCCCTAATTGGATCTCTTTCAAAAACTTCTCTAAAAACATCTAAAGCAAATCTAACATCATCTTCAATTTTAGTATCTATCTGTTCTTTATCTTTTATCTTTTCCAATTCTTGTAATGAAATAATTTTCTTCTTCTTCTTATCTAAATAAACAATATCCCCTTTTTTTATTTTTCCTTTGAAAGAAAATTCATTAAACCACTCCTGTCCATCATATATGTTTATTTTTCCTTTTGCTTCTTTAAGGGCCACAACTTTTATTTCCATTTAAATCCTCCTCAGTTATATCAAATTTAACTAAAATATAATCAATAGCAGTCATCTTCTTAACTCTTTCATTTCTTAAATCTTTGATTGCTTCTTTTTTTAAATCTTTATGAAAATACTCTTGTATAATTTGTATTAACTCTTTCATATCTTTATCCTTTTCTGTTATATTAAACCTTAAATCCTTTAATGTTTTTATTTCCATTTTTTACCCCCATTCTTTTATGTTGTCTTTTAAAATCTTGAGTATCTCTAATTTCCTTTAAAATTACATTAGAAGTTATCTTTTTAGCAGCAAAAAGTTTAACATCAAAGTGCCTTAAAATTAACTTTTGTAATTCCCTTAAAAAAATTTTATTCTCCCCTTGAACACCACAGGTTAATGTAAAATGAGTATTTGAATTTCTAAATTTTAATGTTCCAGATTTATTGAAGTTATGCTTACTTCTTAAGGATATTATCATTATATATCTCTCCTGCATTTCCAAAATATAGTTTTTTTGTTTGTAATAGGGCAGAGATCTTTTTTGTAAAAGATAACAACCCCCATTTTTCTTAACTCATAGATTCTTGGAACAACTGAATTTATTGGAAGTCCTATTTTTTCTGCTATCATAGTATTATTAGCAGTTTTTAATTCTCTAAGAACTCTAAATACTTCTTTTTGTCTTTCCCCTAATTGTTCTAAAACATCTGCATAAGCTAATAAACTTGTATCCCTCATCTTATGTTTTTTATGTTCCATTATAATTTTACCTGTTCCTCAACTAATTTAACTTGTTTTTCTTGATAATCTTCATTTAAATCATTATTAACCCACAATTCTTTTGGAGTCCAATTTTCCATTATGTATGGTAATTCTTCCCACTCTTTGCTTCTTTCAGTAATTCCCTTAAGTAAATTCCCAAAAGTTTCCTCACTTCCTGTATATCTGTTCTTATAAATTGCTTTTAAATCATAACTCCAACCCAAGTCATCAAGTAGTTTCTTCCCTCTTTTATGAATTTCATCAATAATTTCCATTCTCGTATAAAACTCCCCTTTTTCATCGGGGTGTCCCATTCTCATTATTTCTAAAATTCTTTGTGGAGTTTCCTTGCTTAAATCATATCCAAATCTTTTCATAAGAGATTTTCTCATATCTTCTTCTGAATAAAATAACTCACTATCTTTTAATTTATCTACCTTAGGAGCATTTTCAAATTCCCATTTTTTTAGAGTATTTAATTTTTGCAGTTTTTTTGTTAGGTTTTGTATTTCTTCCTTAAGTTCTTGCCTTGCTCTTTCAATACTTCTCTTATCTATGTCTATACTCCACTCCTCGTGCCTTATTATTCTATCTTTATCGGATTCAAATTCCTTATTATTATAAGGGATTTCTACAAGAAATATGTTTTCTTCTTTATATCCTTTCTCTTTTAATTCTTGTTTCATTTCCTTTATTAGAAATTTTAGCTTTGCTTCCTTATCATTTTCATCACCCTCAAAGTTATTTCCTGCTCCCCCAGATGAGTGATAGATACACATATCCCCCATAATTCTGCAATTCCAATCTTCTTTTAAATCACTATCTATCCCTCTAATTACTTGAATTACTGCTCTCTTATCGTGTTTTATTGTTTCTGTTTTTAAGCTGTTTTCAATAGGCATTTTTCTTCCTCACTTATAAAATTTTTAATTAAAACTTTCTTTTCTTCCAAGATATTTGTTATTTCTTTTATCTTGTATTCTGTGAAATTTCTTCTTTGATAAAGAATTTTAATCTTATCTACTAATTCCTTTATCTCTAATCCCTTAATTTCTTGCTTAAATCTCCATTTCATTAAGCTAAATCTTCCTTTTGGTTTCTTCCTATATCTTTGTCTATACTTATCTCTACATTTATTTGAACAAACTTTTCCTAATTTGGTGTGATATTTATTACACTCAACGCATCTTTTTGGTGGTTTTAATCTTCCCATAGTTCATCTACCTCTTTTACTATTATGTTTTCTATCTTCACATTATATTCATCTGCAAGTTCTTTGATTATCTCTTTTTCTGAAGAATATCTTATGTTTGTTTGTATAGTTAGGGGGAAAGTAACTTCATCATCAAAGTCATCACTATTTTCAACTGCATAAACCCCCTCTTTCTTTCTTATAATCAATTTCTTTTCAGATTTGAATAAAGTTACTTGCATTATTTCATCTCCACGCAGAATAACCGATTTTGATCAATCATGCAATAACCCTCATCTGCATAAACAAAAGCTACTCTATGTGCTATTCCACCTTTTTCGTAAATTCTTTTAGTTGTAGCATTAACTCCTCTTTGATTTGCTAAATCTTGGTATAACATAGCCCAATTTCTACAATCCCCACCCTCATCTATTAACTCTTTTAGTGTCATATTTCTACTATCTTCTTGGGATTTAAATTTGTAAATTGTTTTTACATAATCATTTAAACAACTTGCAGTTTCAAAGAAAGTTAGATTATAGCAACCACCAAATTCTGTTTCCTTAAAAACTTCATTAGGATATTTGATTACTTCTTCATCACAAACTTTGAAATAATTTGCTATTAACCCTATCTGCATTACTACCACAACTGCTAAAATTACTAAAATTATTTTATCTATTTTCATTTTCCTCATCTTTTTGTGTCATGTCATTTTGGCACTTAGTTTTAATTCTATAAAATTGCCTACGAGAATACCCTGTTTCATCAGTAAATTTCTGTTGTGCTTCTTTTATAGTATTGCTCTCTTGAAGAAACTTCTTAAGCAAATATAATCTTTCATCTCTTTTAAACAAGTTCTTTGATAGTTCTTTCCAATTTTCTTTATCTGCTATATACAAATCATATAGTTTAATCAGAGTCCTAAAGTTTAAGTCCTTTACACTTTCATCTATGCTTTCTTGTAAAAAATTGAAGATTTCTTGTCTTTTCTCTAAAGTTAAGTTCTTATAAGGTATCTTAACAAATTCTGCTAATATCTGAAGTATCTCTGAATAGCTAAAGTTAATCTCATAAACTAAACTTCTACTTAATAATGCCTTAACTAACTCATCATTTTCATTTGGTTTCTTGTTTAGTAGGAAAAACATTTTTCCAGTAAATTCAAATTGATGTGGGGCTTTCAATCTCTTATCTGTTGTAAGGTATGAAATAATCCTTTTGTTGTTTTTACCAATACCCCATAATCCCCCTTTTAGAAGATTAATGAACTTACTTCCTAAACTAAAAATTCCCTCAACATCATCTAAAACAATAGTTTTATCTTTATGTTCATATAAGAAATTGATAAATTCTACACAAGTAGTATAATTACTTAGATAAACATAATCTACTTTTTCTTCCTTTAATGTGCTTAATACCTGAGTTGTTTTCCCATATCCACCACTACTCACAACAAATAAACTATTAAGATAACCTTTACTTTTAGCTACTGCTTTTACATAATTCTTTAGATTTCCAAAGTATTTTTCTAAATCTGCATTTTTGTTTTTAGAAATTTCCTTGATTTCATTATCTAATTTCTGTTGTGCTTCTGCTTGTTCTAAAACAAATTGTTCTTTTTCTGCTTTGCTTACTTCTTCTTTCTCTTGCTTAATTCCTTTCTCTTTTTTCTTTGGTTCTATTGTATTTTCAATCCCTTTAGAAGTGCTTAATGTTAAAACCACTTCTTTTATAGCATTAAAGTTTTCTTCATCTGTTAGTGATTTATCTATTAAACTTTCTGTATCTATCAAATCTGTTTCAACATTATACTCTTTACATAGCTTCTCAATTTTTTCTTTAATCTTCATCTTCTTCGTACTCCTCTTTAGTTAATGCTCTAACACAAAAATCAAAATCTTCCGAGTAAGAATTTAAAAATGTATTTATCATCTCTTTTTCCACTCTATTGTGAGTTTCAAATTCCTCTCCAGTTTCTTTGTCTATTAAAACAACAACCCAATATCTTAAGTGTTCTTTACTCATTTTCTATTAACTCCCTTGATTTTCTTTCAAAATCTCTTTCTCTTGCTTCTTCCAATAAATAATCCTCTTGTTCTGCATTTAGTTCTATCATTTTTTACCCCCATTAAGACACATAGAGAAAGGATTTGACTCCTCTCTCTTATGTGTTTGGCTACTTACAACTCCATTTCTAATTTGGCTTACAAAACTTTTCAGTAGTTGTTTCTTTTCCTCAATTACTGAGTCTTGTGTTACAAGATTTTTGTAACTATTAAGAAATTCTTTGGCTTGTTCTACATATTCTAATTTGTTTAGTTCTTTACCCTCGTGTTCTATTATCTCTTTTAATCTGCTTACTTCCTCGTTATTACTATAAGAGTTAAATGGTATTTCAACATAAATCAAGTCCTCTTTATTGTTTAACATAATAACTAAATGCTCTTTTCCTCTAATCACTAATTTACATATAGCATAGTAATCTGTTAAACTTTCTTTGAAAGAATAGAAAGTTTTAAAGTCAGATTTCTTATATCCTTTGGCTATGCTTGGTAACAGAATCTTTGAATTTTTAACATAAGGAAAGATATTACTAATGGTATCTTTTCCTAATTTCTTAATTCCTAATACTTCTAATCTTCCATTTTCAAGCAATTCCTTTAGTTTATTTTCTTGTTCTTTTGAAAGTATTGTGTCCTTATCTAATCCCTTAAGAATATCATTTCCTAAAAGTTCTTTATCGCAATTCTTACAATATTTCTTATATCCTACCCTTGCTTTACAACACTCGCTAAATTGATGAAGTGATGAATAACCACTTTGATTATTGTAAAGATTTAATGTCATTACAGGTATTTTTATTAGTCCTATTTGTATCTGCATTTTATAACTCCTCTATAATTTTTTGTTTAAATTCTTCTATCCTATGTCCTCTTTCGCATAGTTCTATTAACTTATCCTTACAACTTACTTCGTCAGGATAGGTATCCATTAACCACTCTGAATATAAGTCCATAATTCTATCAGTAAAACTTAAACTCATTTTTGTAACTCCTTTAAACACTCGTAGCAAATCCTTAATTCTACCATAGTTTCTGAATCGTCATAAGGGTATGTTTTATTTACTTCTTTGTTACAGAATTGACATTTTTCCATTTTTCTCTATTTACCTCAAGTTGTTTAATTTTTTCCTTAAGTGCCTTAAATTGTTCTTCAGTTAAGATAGTTATATGACTAAGGTTATGAAATCCCTCATCAAGATAGTCATTTAAATCATCTTCGTCCTTAAATTCTTCCTCAAATATATCAACCCTTTCGTCTAAGGCATTTGTTTCAATAAAATATCTGTTTATCATCTTGAATTTTGTATGATTAACCTATCTAAATTAACCTCAAGGTAATCATTTAGTTTATTTGGATTTTTTTCTAATGCTTTGAAAGTTTCAGTATCTAAAAACTTCTTAAGCAAGTTTATTTTTTCTTCTTTTGTTAAGTTCATTTTCTACTCCCTAATTTTTCAAGCAGTTTTTTATTTTCTACTTCTTCAAGAGTCAGTATAACTCCCCCTAATTGTTCTAAACAATTTAGATTAAATATCGTAGCAGGTAAGTTGTATTTTTCCAAAACTTCTTTAATTTTATCCTTTAAAGCATACGAAATATAACCATTTCTATCCTTGTGCAGTTTTTCCCATAGTGGATTATTTACCTTAAATGGTTCTATACTCCACTCGGTTAATAAATAATAAGTTTTCATAGTTCCCTCACTCCTAAAAACTCAAAAATAGATTTTTTAGGTTTAATTTTATTAAAGTCCTTTCCAAATTTTCTTATTTTCTCTTGCTCTATTAAGTTTAAGACATCTTCATAAGTGTTTATAATATCCTCACATCTCTTTTTTAATATCGGTTCTTCTTCTGCCTTGTCCTTAAAATATTCTATTTTTCTTTGAATTTTTATTATTAATTCTTTCATTTTTGGTCTTGCTCCTTATCCCACTCTTTTAAAAGAATATCTTGTATTTTATTGAAAACCTCAACATTTGTTATTTCTTTTTTAAAGTGATAATTCTTACTTTTTAATTCTATAATATATTTTTCTTTCATTATAATACCTCAAATGTAGTAAATCCATTTTTACTCACTGCTTTAAAGTGTGTGTCATCTATTTTAAAAAACTCATTTTCTAATCCTAAAATAAACTTAGGTGTGCAGAATCCATATCTTTTATCCTTGTTTATATAAAACTTCTGAACTTCCCACTCTCTAACTTTTAAAGGATTTTTCCATTTATATTTTACTTTCTTATGGTGTGTTTCTTTCTTAAATCTATTAAAACTTATTTCTTTCATTTTATTTTTATTCCTCTGTGTCTAAATCTTCCCAAAAATTACCCATTTTAAAAACCCTCAAATACTAATTTAATTAACTTTACAAATTCTTTAATTTCTTCTTTTTTAAACTCCTCGTGCCTATCTAAAATGTCTGTAACTGCTAAATAAACTTCTCTTAATCTTCCTTTAATCATTTTAAACACTCCTTAATTCTTAATTCCATAGCTTGTTTTAAGCTCAAAACTACAATTTTTAATCTTAAAAAATCACTTTCCTTTATATGATTTCCAAAATATAAACTCTTTATAAGTTCAAAATCCTTATTTATTTGTTTTTCTTCCATTTTAATAACCCCTTATAATAAACCCTTCGTCTAAGTCATCACCCAATTTAATTAAAGTTGTTTTGTTTCTTATTTCTTCCTCTATTATCTTTGAAATATCCCCTTCTCCATTTTCTTTTAAATCTTGTATTTTTTCGTTTATCTCGTCTGTTGTATAATAATTATTTAAGTATTCTTCAATGTTTCCATATTCGCAAAACTCACAACATAAAGCTATAATGTCCAGTTCTAATTCCTCTCCTGTATCTTCCTCGTAATCTTCCAAATAATCAAATAATACTCTTTTACCCTCATAACTAAAATTGTTATCTCTATTCATCTGTTTAAATCTATCGCAAAATTGACTAAAATTTACTTCTTCTTTCATTTTGAAACCTCAATATTTATTTTATAATCCCTATCATCTGTTAATTCTTCCATAATTAACTTTATGACTTCTTCTTTTGAGAGTTGTTTTAAGTCGTAGCACTTATTTATATATACTAAATCTATCATTTTAACCACCTCTTAAATTTATTATAACTTCCTTGTTTGTTTTCTGTAAATCCAACAATATACCCTAACATTTCCCACTTATTAATAAAAAACTTCTGTTCAGAAATACAACTTTTTAAATCAACTAAGCTAATACTAATAGCTCCCCTTATATCTTGCTTTCCAAACTCTACTCTTTTAATTAATTTTGGATTAAATAACTCGGCAAATTCTTTTAATTTACTTAGGTAATAGTTCTTATAATCCCCAGTAATTCTTATATTTAAAATTGCAGTTTCCATTTTAAGCAAAAACCTTTATGCTAAAATTGGGCATAATCCCAACTTCTGCACTATTAAAGTTCTTATTGTATTTAATTCTTGAAAGTTCTATAAACTTTCTTAAGTCAGCTAAGCCAACCCTTTTGTTTTGTCTTTTGTAAGCCATTTTATTTCTTATTTTTTTATAAGGTTTCTTTCCTTGTTTTATTTAGTTTAATAGAGGTAACCCCTATTTTATTATGATTTTTTGCTTTCTTACTTCCCTTATATTGATTATTAAAAAATCTATCCTTAAATTGTCTTATATGCTTAATTTTAACACTATTAGAACTTACTTTAAGATTATTATAATTATTATAACTCTTATCAATATTCGTATTATGAATAGAGGTTTTATTTTTACCATTTCTTTTAGAAAAATAAAGTGCCTTATCTGTCCTTAATATACTTAAATTTAAGTCATTTGAGTATTTAGCTATACCTAAACTTAAGGTGTTACTTGTATTTTTATATACTGCTTTCCTTATTCTCTCACTAATTTTATAAGCTGTTTTAAGTTCTGTGTTTGGTAGTATAATAATAAATTCTTCCCCACCATACCTATAAACCTTATCTATGCCTTGTCTTAAACTGCCTTGTATTTGCTCAGAAACTTGTTTTAAGAGCATATCGCCTTGTAAGTGTCCATAAGTATCATTAACTTTCTTAAAGTCGTCTATATCTGCTAATATAAAGCATAGTGAGTAATTAAGAGTAATTGCTTTATTTACTTCTTGTATTACTTCATAATTAAATGTATTTCTGTTCTTTATGCCTGTTAATTTATCATAATACATAATAGTTTTTAATATCTCTTGTTCTTCTATTGATAGTTTATTAAGAATTTGATTTATTAAACTTCTATTTTCTATTTTATTTAACCTTTGTTTCTTATGGAGATTTACCTTTTTAAGTCCTAATTCTTGTAAATTTAAGCTATTTGCTTTATTAGTTTCCACTGGAAATATAGGTGTTTTGTCCATAGGGCATAGTTTTTGTTGTTCTGCTCTCATTTTAAGCTAAACCTCACTATAAAGGGTATTAACCAATTAGTGCAAGGAGTAAGCAGACAGGCAATAACTCCTATACTTCCAAATCCTACCCTCACTTTATTTAATTTAGGTGTATATGTTTCAAAGCTATACCTTGTTTTTACTGGTTTGATAAATCTTATAATATTCATTACTTTCTTTTGTATAATGTTCTGTCTATGATAGTAAATCATTTTAAACTCCATACTAAAGCCAAGCCAAGCAATAAGAAGGGGCATACTACTTTAAGTGTATCAAGTAATACCCCCCTGCTTATGTGAGATTTAATTTTAAGTATTAACTGCATTTTAACCCCTTTGTGTCTTTATTTTCAATTATGACCCAATCGTGTTGTTTTGCTTGTTCTCTTTGTCTTTCTATCGTTTTTATAAAATCCTCTCTTGTTGCCTTTCTTACTATTGGTTTTTTATATGCTTGTAACTCTTTTATTTCTTGTCTTAAACTTTCTATTCTTCTTTTTATGCTTTCTTTAGTTCTTTTGTATTCTTCTTTATTATATTGGTTACTATTTTTTATACTCTCTTTATAATCCTTATAGTTCCATAGTGTAAATGTGTATTTCATTTCTTTATCCTATGACTACAAATAAAAAGTTCTTTCTTTGTGTCGTGTTCTATCTGTCTTGTTATACACTTACAAATACTACAATACAAATCTTTATAAATAACCTTATCCTTATCAGAATTGTTATAAAGATTTGTATCCTCTTGTCTTTCTATCTGTGTTCTTTGTTTGTTTATTTCCATAATATAATAATATGAATATTCTTTATAAATCTTTTGTATAATCTATTATACATACTCTATTACAATAATATTTATAAAGGGAGTTATTCGGTTATAATTTCACGAAGAATAATCTGAAAATTGCTAATAGTCAACTTTATAATTTATTTAGACCAAAATCAAAAGTGAAGATTGTAAGACACATTGTATAATGAAACAAAAAGTATTTAAAGTTTAGGCGTCTTGTTTTTCTATGAAAGAAATAAAACAATGTCCTGTTTGTCAATCAAGAAAGATTTCTCAAAAAGGATCTGAGATGAGATGTAATAATTGTGGTTACACTCACTCCGATAAAGAGGAGGCGTATGTCAAAACTTTAAATGAAACTAAATAAAACAAAATTTCATTTGGACATTTTGAAGCATCAAAAACTCTTAGGCGTAACAGCTTATAATTTGGATTCCATAGAAAGAAAAGATGAAGATTTCAATAAACTCTTGTCCAAAATTGTTGGACAAGGAGAGGATTTAGCCATTGCAAGGTCTGGTTTTAAATGTGAAAATCCTAATTGTTTTGAAACAAAAAATCTTCAAATCCATCATTTAATTATGAGAAAAACAAAAGAAATAATACCTCCAAATATTTATTTATCTCAAAGAAATTATTTTGCAAACATGGTAATTTTATGTGCTACATGCCATAAAAAGATTCACAAGATTACTGAAGGGAAGAACAATAAAGATTTAGTTCTTTCAGATGAGAGGAAAGATAAAATAATTAAAAAATATTACAAAAAAGTCGATATACCCGGCGAAACGACGGCTAACGCCGTTTTATAATGTTTGAAGATGCTAAAACAAGAGTTGTTAAAGCTAAAGATGAGATTCAAGCGTATAAATTTCACAATAAAGGACATGAAGTTAAAATACCTAAATCAGTAAAGCAGGGTAAAGGAAAATGGATCAAAGATACAAAATCATCACAATCACATGGAGTTGAAAAAAAAGTAAAAAATGCAACAAAATATTATACAAAATTTGCAAGAAGAACATAATCCCCTACATTGCAGGGCAGAGATGTCCGAGTTTCAAGGTTCTATGGCTTAGTTAAAAGCTAAGTTTTAGCCTGAGTGAACAAAGAGATGTTGGTTGGGGAAAGAAACATTACTGAAGTTGTTTGTTTGACCACATCTCAATCATGCTCCAGTAGCATAAAGGCATTGCATCTGCCTTGTAAGGAAGGTTATTCATCTCAGTTTAATACTTCTTTAAGAAAGCAGAAGGTTGCAGGTTCGACTCCTGTCTGGAGCTTTTGGCCATAGCATAATACTAGTTATGGTGTTGGTGCGTTCGATTCGCACATGGTTAAAGGACAACTGGAAAGACAGCTTTATTCCGGAGTTCTCCCTTCCGGTAAAATAAATAAGGGGGACCAATGCTCGGTAGTCTAATGGTAGGATATGAGACTCATGCAGCCACGCTTGATAACTAAGTTTGAAACCATTGAAAAATTCTCCTTTTGAAGTGTGTTTCTGTGGCTGGAGAAATCTCAAGATGGAGGTTCAAATCCTCCCTGAGCAATTAAATAAGACAAAAATTAAATAAGGGAATAAGGCATTTAACAATAACCCAAACCTTTAAATAGTTTATATAATTGATTATACAAAGATAAAATGACAAATATAGAATTAAAAGATAACTTCGCATTGATTGCATGTGATCCTCCATTAAATAAAGAATCTAAACTATTCTGGTTAGCTGTTGCTTCTGCATTATTTTTGTTATCCGGTATTGGAGTATTCTTATACATATTCCTAAGATGAAAATAAAAGATATGCCTAAACTTGAATGTCCTTTTGTTAGAAAGGAAGTTAATGGAAAATATATTGTAATAAATGAAGTTAATCCTGGATATGAATGGGTATTTGAAGATGAAAGTGTTATGGCAATAGAAAAACTTCATGGAACTAATGTTAGTATTTTAATTCAAGAGGGAACTGTTACTGCTGTTTTTAATAGAACAGAGAGAATACCATTTATTAATAAAGGTAAGAAGTGGATAATTGAAGGTTTACTTAATTCTAAAGAAAGAGGATATTTAGAGTTTTTAAGTGATGGCCAACATTTTGGTGAATTAATTGGACCTAAAGTAAATGGAAATCCGTATAAGTTAGATGAACATTTATGGATTCCTTTTGAAACATTTTGCCAAAAACATTTAAAATATAAATCATGGGGGAAATATCCTAAAGATTTTCAAACAATTAGTAATTGGTTTAAAGAATTACTTCCTCTATATACTTCTATGAAAGGAGATAGAAATGGATTTGTAGAAGGAATAGTATTTACTCACCCAGATGGAAGAATGGCTAAATTAAGATGTGATATGTTTGATTGGTTTGAAGGGAGGAGGCATTAATGAAAAACAAAAAAGCAGAAGAATACAAATTAAAATTTTTAGAAAGCGAATTAGAAAGAGTAAAACAGAGGTATGAAACTTATTTAAAAGTATTAATAAAATATAAACTTCCAGAAACAGCTTATGCTGCTATAATGTATGATGAATTATATCACGATATGTTATTAAAATATATGGAGGATGGTGGAAAGTTTACTGATTTTATATTTGGAAATAATAAAACTCCAATAGATAAAATAAACTCAGAAATAAAAAATTATGAAACTCTAATAAAATTAATAATAGGAAAGATAACAATGTTTGATGATAAAACTAAAAGAGAAATAGTAGATGATGCTATAACTTATAAAAAATTGTGGTTAGAAATTCCAAATCCATTAGGTAAAAAGAAATGCAAACAAAGGAAAAAATGATAGATAAGAAAAAACAAGGAAAAAAGAATAGAGCATCAGGAGCTGCTTGGGAAAGGAAAGTAAGAGCAGATTTACAAAGCAAGGGATGGATTGTTTGTAAATGGATGAATAATGTTGAGTTTGAAAATTTTGCAGAGGTTAATGATGAAGGATTTAAATTTGGAGTTAGAATTCCAAGAACAGGAAAATGCGTTCCAGCTAAAAGAAAATATAATCCATTTAATAGAGCATTAAGTGTAGGAGTTGGATTTCCTGATTTTATTGCTTACAAATACGCTTATAATCAATCTTGTGGAGGATTTGGAGATGTAATAAATAAATCTCCAGAACTGAGTGGAAAAATTGAATATTGTATTATTTTTGTAGAATGCAAAACTAATGGTTATTTAGATAAAGAAGAAAAAGAGAAAGCTAGATGGTATTTAGATAACAACTATTGCAGTAAGTTCCTTATTGCATCAAAAGTAAAAGAAGGAAGAAAAGTTATAGTTAAGTATAAGGAGTTACAAAAATGATAACAAATAATAGAGATATACTTTATAGATTAGAAGAAATTTATCAAGTAAGAGGAATGGCTGGTTTTGAACATTATTCTAGATATGAATGCTTTAGAGAAGAAACAACTATCTTAGAAGCTTTAATGCCAATATTAAGAGAAAGAAATTCACAGGCAAGTACAAGAGTATGGAGTTTCACAGATGATTTAGTAAAGGAGGTATTGGAAAGAATATGAATCTACAAGAAGATTGGATTGAAGGAAGACTTTGTGAAAAAGGTTTTTTAAAAGAAACTTTTACTGGAGGAGATTTGAAAAGAGAATTTACATCTAAAGGACTTAAGGAAGTAAAAAGACTTCTTGAAACAGATGATGGAGCAAGAGCATTTATGCTTAAATACTTAATTTCTCTGCCAGAAGATCAAAGAAAAGAAACAATAAGAAAAATTAAATCACGATTAGGAGGTATTTAAATGAAAGATATAATTATTTTATTATGTTGTTTAGATATTGCCTTGTTTTTTTTAATATTGGGAATATTAAGTTTAACTTCAGAGATTAAATTAATTGGATGGACATTAAAGAAAAAAGAGGAGAAACAAAAAATGAAAGAGGTTGATAAAATAATTGAAATAGTTAAAGAGGTATTTAATGAATTTGAAGAAGGATATTCAAGTAATCAATGTTGGTGTGGTTGTCATGAAGGTGATATTAATGAATGTTATAAAGGAACTAAAGAGAATTTTATTAAAGAATTAAGGAAAAAACTGGAGAGGAAATAATGGGAACTTATGGAGTATCTGCACAAGAGTTGGTAGGAGAATTAACAGAGTGTTTAGATAATATTGAAGGAGATTTTACAACTCAAGAATTAAGTGAAGCATTAGATTTTTTGAAGGGTTATTGTCCAACAATAGATTCTACTAAAAAACAAGAAAAGTGGTGGAGAAAAAAATTGGAGGATTTGAAATGACATTAAAAGATAACTTTTGGGAGATATTTAATGAAAATGGAGAAGACCAATCTAAAGAAGCAATTTATAGAAGAGAGAGTTTAATAAGATTAAGAAATAAAATAAAGAAAGCAGTTGAGGAATTGATTAATTTTCATAAAGATAGAATTGAGGAGTTATCTAAATTTGAGTGTTTTGCAGGAATAATGTTACAAAAAGAAGAGCATAAGAGTTCATTAAAGAAAATAAACAAAATATTTGGTTTTGAGGAGGAAGAAGAATGAAGCAAATTTTATATGCTTTTTGTCCATATTGTAAAAGTCCTTTGATTTTGAAAAAAGATTTTAAGGTTTCTGGAAAAACAAAGGCAAGAAGTTTAGAAAAGGCTTGGTGGAGCTGTAGAAATGATAAATGCCATCACTCATTTCAACATGGTTGGTTCCAAAGATTTAACCAATATGATAAATTTTTAATCCTTAAAGGACAAGATGTAGTAAGTAGGGTTAGTGAGATAAAGCAGATTGAAATTTATAAATCAGTTTTTGAAAAACAATGGTAGAAAAAATTATAATAGATCCAGATAAAGAAGAAGATATAGCAGACGATGTAGCTGAATTAAATAAAGAGATAGAAGATTCTGGAATGTTCCTTAAAGGCCCTGGATATATTTATTCCAAAAAATTAGATGCTTATGTTTTTAGAAAAAAGAAAGTATCTTATGCTGGAAGTTCTGGTTGTATTTTCATTCCAAAGGAATTTATAGGTAAACATTTTAGGATAGTACTTATGAAATTAAAAGAGGAAGAAGTAAAAAGAGAGGAGGAAGGATTAGATATATGAGTAGAGTAGTATTTTCTGGGGTTATTGAAACAGAAGAATCAGAAGAATTAATCTTTGCTGCATTAAAAAAGTGGATGAATGAGAATTTCCAAAAATTCAATATGCAGGTAGCAGGAAAAGAAAAAACATTAAGACATGAAGGAGATATGAAAAAGAATGAATAGACATGGATTAAAACAAAAGTTAAAGGAAGCTACAAAGGAACTAAATGGAGGACGTAAACTTAGTTTAAAAAGAACTAATAGTCTTAAAAGAAGGATACTTATGTATAGAAACTTATTGCAATATAAACACCCTAAGAAAAAGAAAGGGTTTGGGAATAAAAAATGAAAAATTTTATAGAAAAACTAACGTGGCTGCCATTTCATTTAAATAGAATTATTTCTCATAAAAAATCAATAGTATGTGTAGATGTTGATGGGTTTAAGTTTAAAATGAAATTAATAGAAGATGATTCTCCCTATTCTTTAACAAGTACTTTAAGAAGTTGTGGAATGAGAGAACCAAGAAATGTTAGAAATTATATCAAATTTATTGATAAAAATGATATTGTATTAGATGTAGGAGCAAATGTTGGTTTCTTTACCCTTCTTTCAAGAAATGCTAAGAAGATTATTGCTATTGAACCTATTAAAAGATGTTTAGGAATATTAGAAGATAATTTAAAATTAAATAATATAAATAATGTAGAGATTTACAATTTAGCATTAGGAGATGGTAAAGATGTTAATTTTATGGAAGCAGAATCATTAAATCAATCTAGAGTTGTTAAAGGTAAAGGTTATAAAGTTAAATCAAAAAAATTAAATTATTTTGTTAAAAAATTTAAAGTAAATATGATTAAAATTGATGTTGAGGGTTATGAATATGAGGTATTTAAGAAGGGTATTCCTAAAAGGGTAGATAAGATTAT